CCGGCGTCAACCTGTGGTGGAACGATCCGGAGCACAGACGCGATGCGGCCAACTTCCTGCGCGGTCTGGTGGAGGAGACGCCCGGTGGACGATGAACGGAACGAAGACGGACAAAGCACGCTCTTCGATCTCGAAGCCCTGGACTGGTGGAAGCCCCATTGGATCGGGATGCCGGAGTTCATCTCAGAGGATAAGACTCCGGCAGACTCGATCACCGTGCAGTTCCGGAATGAGGAGGACCGGCGGGCATTTCTCCTCCTCGTCGGTGAGGATCCGGCGCGGAGGAAATCCATCTGGTACCCGACGATGGAGTACCTGCAGCAGAGCGTGAGGAACGCGCCGCCGTGCGTCGTGCCCCCGAACCGATACCCAGTCTACGTGATCTCGAAGGGGCGCTGGGAATCGCGCCTAACCGTGAAGGCGTTGGAACGTCTCGGGATCCCCTACCATGTCGTCATCGAGCCGCAAGAGCGGGAGCAGTATGCCGCGGTCATCGCGTCGGAGCAGGTCCTGACTCTCCCGTTCTCAAACCTGGGGCAGGGCTCCATTCCGGCTCGTAACTGGGTCTGGGAGCACGCGCTCGGGACGGGGGCGAAGCGGCACTGGATCCTCGATGACAACATCGACGGGTTCTATCGCCTGAACCGGAACCTGAAGGTGAAGGTTATTGATGAGAATCCGCTTACCCCGATAGAGGACTTCGCGGACCGCTACGAGAACGTGGCAATGGCGGGTCCCAATTATGAGTTCTTCGTCCTTCGCCGAGAGAAGCAGCCGCCTTTCCGGCTGAACACGCGGATCTACTCCTGCATTCTGATCCTTAACGCGCTACCGTTCCGCTGGCGCGGGCGGTATAACGAGGATACGGACCTTAGCCTACGCGCCCTCAAGGCTGGGTGGTGTACGGCGCTCTTCAATGCGTGGAGCTGTAAGAAGATGCCGACAATGACGATGGGAGGAGGAAACACGGAGGAGCTGTACCGTGAGGATGGACGGCGGCAGATGGCGGAGTCCCTCGTTACGCAGCATCCGGACGTGACGACGGTGACGGAGCGGTGGGGCCGGGACCAGCACCTCGTCGATTATTCTCCCTTCAAGCGAAACGCCCTGCGGCCGGTAAAAAGCAAGGAGGACGATATATGAAGCGCGGAGGTAACTTGGGCAAGCTGGCAGGCGCCGGAGGGGACGCCTTCTACCCTGGCCCGGTGGCCTGGAAGCCGAGCACGATGAAGGCACGGGCCCGGATGCGGCTGGTGGCGCGTGACGCGAAGAACGCAGCCGGGGTGGCGCTGACGTGCGAGTGCGGCGGGCCACTGGACGCCTACGACCTGGAGCGCGAGATGGAGCGCACGAAGACGGTACTGTGCTGCCGGAAGGCCGCCTGCGTGAACAGCGCGGCGATGAGCGCCCAAATCCTAAGGGCAGAACTGGTGAAGAAACCGAAAGAGACGAAGATATGAGAGTCTACATCGCCGGGCCCTACACGAAGGGCGACGTGGTGGTGAACGTCCGCAACGCCATCCACGCGGCCGACCGGATCTTCGACGCCGGGCACCTACCGTACCTGCCCCATCTTTCGCACCTGTGGCACACGGTATCGCCCCACCCTTGGGAGGACTGGATGCGCCTGGACATGGAATGGATCCGAGCCTGTGACGCCCTCGTGCGCATGCCGGGGGAATCGGCGGGCGCGGACCTGGAGGTGGAGCAGGCCCGGAATCTGGGCATTCCGGTATTCGATGGCGTGGACGCATTCCTGGAGGTTCCATGACGATCATCCGAACGATCCTGGCTGCGGCGCTAGTGGCCGGAGCGGTTTACCTGGCTCCGCCTACGCCTCAACTGTGGGGACGGGAGCGCGTGGAGCCTGACCCGATGGTGCAGGTTGCGGCGATGAAGCGGAGGGCGCAGGTGCTCCAGGACACAGGCGACGAGGTGATCCGCAAGTACGTGCGTGACGTCTTCCCGCTCGAGTACGCGCTGCTGAAGACTGGCCGGGTGCGGGACCCCTGGATGGCACGGGTAGCTGCGTGGGCCTTGGTGCTGGAAGGTGAGAAGCGGGATATGAGGCCGCGCCTGTTCGCCAGCATCATGCAGGAGGAGAACCCGTGGCTGGTCCCCGACACCACGAGCTATGCCGGCGCTGTCGGCTGGATGCAGGTCATGCCTTTCCACGCCGTAGCTGGCGGTCGGCACCGCGTGGCGTGCGGATCGGACGATCTGACCGCTGGCCCCGTCAGCGTGTGTTATGGAGCCGATATCTACCGGCTGTACTTCGGGCGTGCTCTGCGGCGTGCGCTGGAGCAGGCACTGGACGGATACAGCGGGTGTGTGAGCAAGCCAGGCTGCGAGCTATACGCGCAGCGGGTACTCGCGCGGGTCAACGACTGAGGAGGGGGAATGAGGACATACGTGGGAGCAGACTTTGTTGGGAAGACCGTAGAAGCCGTGATCGGTCCGCTACCCTTCGCTCCACTGTCAGACTATCAGGGCGCGCGACAAGTCGCCGCCATCACCTTCACTGACGGTACGTTCACCTTTATGTGGGGAGAGGTAGGGGCTGACCCGAGGAACCCGGGTGTCTTTATCCCGCCGGATGTCCACTCTTCCTGGGCTATTCGGCGCCTGATCCCGTTTGGTATTTGCACTGAGGGGGACGCCTTGAGGGCAGAAGCATCGGAGGCGGCCGAACACGCAGCTCGGACAGAGAAATCCGACCGTGAGGAATACGCGCGCCTGAAGGCAAAGTACGGTGACCCTGCGCACCAGAAGGAGGGCGGATGATGCTGACTTGGCTGATCTACGCGCTGATCGTGGTGGCGATCCTGGCGCTGCTGCCGTTCATCGTGTTGGGCTGGTGGGACGTAGCGGATCGCTGGCGGGAACGGGGGCAGAAGGCCGGACCCGAACAACAGCCCGGTTGTGGGCCGCCGCAGAAACGTATCTCCGAGTGGGAACAACGCGTCCACATGGCGGCACTCTATCGGCCGAAGGAAGGCGACTAGATGCCCCGCCTGCGGCCCGATGAGTTCCCGGGCAACCACGTGAAGGACGTATTCCTGGACGGGCATCCGCTGAAAGGCGTGATGGAGTTCGACACAGAGGAGGGCTGGGCGCGCTGCTTCCTGGGCTACACGTCCGAGAGGGTGGAACTGGAGGAGATGCTTCGCGGGCGGGTGACGTTCACGTGGCGCGGGAACATAGAGACGGAAGATTTGGTGGTGCTGCACGGCCGGCGCGGCAAGTACCACCTGGCGCGGAGTGGCTGGACGCCCGCCTGCCGGTCGAAGGACGAGATCACGGGGTTCCACTACAGCAAGATCGGCCTGGTGGCGCTGCCGTCCGACGCGCGGGCCCACCTATGCGGGAAGTGCGCGAAGCTGATCGGCGTGATGACGGATGGACGTGGTGAGCAGGCTGGGGAGGGTAAATGACCATGAACCTGTGGGAGAGAGTCAAGGAAGCGATGCAGGATGCGCTAGCGAATAGCGTAAATGCCACGTCCTATCCCGATGGCCCGTGCCTAGAAAAGTGGGTGCGTGACGATCTCGCCGCCGTCTTGGCCGACATGGAGAAGGCGGAGTGCGTGGAGGGCATCGGGTTGCCAAGCGGAAGCGAGCACGTCCACCCGCAGTACGTGGTAGAGACGGGCACAATCGGCCCCCATGATTGGGCCGGGCGCGCTAGATATCCCGTGCTTCTGATACTGGAGGGCAAATGAGCAGCATCGTGAAGGGCTGGGTCGTCTGCGAAGAAAGTGGACCCCTTGGCCACGTAGTTACGGTTCGCGCACAGGATGACTTCTGTAAGCTGATGCTCGGTGCCGATGTCCTCCTGGTCCCCGGCGACGGGAGCATGGTGGTCGTCCCGGTGGAGGAGCTAAAGAAGCGTGTCAACACGGTCCTGCTCGCCACCGCCAATGATGATCCGCGCTACGTACTTGCTCAGGGTGGCCAATTCTATATCCGGTGGGGCGCAATCGAACGTGCCATCCTGGATGCTGAGTTCGAGGAGATCAGGGAGGAGTATTATCGATGACAAAGCCTGACGGGGGAGCGGCGAGGGAGGGGACCATGAAAGGGACTGAGTGGAACTGGTGCGTGTGGTTCCGTAACGGCGGTGAATGGTGCTCGCTGCCGTTCACGGCTCGCCCCTCCCTAGCGGGTAGTATCGGGGCGTGGAAGGACCACATGGGCGACCCCAGCGAGTGGAATAAGCGACATCGCGCTGGTGAAGTCCACTGCGTCAGGACCAAGTTCACGGCGGAGGTGCCATGAAGACTGAGCACGAGCGTCACATCAAGCGCTTGCTGTCCCTGGCGGAAGCCGTGCGCGAGGCTGCAAAGCGACTGCCTGACGCCCCCGTGTCTGCCGAGGTGGTGGCGTGCGCCGGGATCATGGGCATGGCGAACTGGCTAGAGGATGTTGCCGCCCTGCTCCGCTCCGAGCCCGTGGAGGAGCCGGTGCTGTGGCGTTGGAGGGAAACGACTGGAGGACGGCTTGGGAAGTGGGAGACTACTGATTGTGAGCCCTGGTTCTCGACTACGGGGCACAGTGCTGGGCGCACCTGGGAAAAGCAGGCACTCGTTCCCGCCCCTCCCGCTGCCCCTGAGGCCCAGGAGCCGCCCGAGGACGATTGGGACAACGAGGACTACGTGCGCGGCTGGCAGGATGCGAAAGCCGACTCCGTGGACCCGCGCAGCAAGAGGCCGTGCCCCGGATGCGCTCGTGGTGACACGCCGATGATGCTGGACGAGGACGGAACGCTCTGCTCCGTGAGCGGGAGGCCCGGCAGGCTCGGGCATGGTGTGGATGATCGGTTCTGCTTTTGCGCCGACTACTCTGCCCCCGAGGCCCAGGAGCCAGTCGGTCATCTCATTCCGACCTGGGACAACATTCAGCCCCTACCCCCTCCCGTGGAGCAGGGGGCATCACCTAGCGGTACGCCTACTGTGTGCCGTGAGTCGGGTACGCCTGAGCGTGCCCCGGGTGGTGGGGGCGAGCCCACCCCGGAAGCCCTGGAGGCGTGGGCCGAATGGTTCGACGGGCAGCCAGACCTTCAACGCTACCTCGGTCCCCTGCAACTCTGCACCCCCGGCTACCTACTGCGTGAGATCGCACGGCGGCTGCGTGCCGCGAGGGAGGAGTGAGGATGGACGCGAGCGAACGGTGAAGTGCCCGATTTGTGGCGAGCCGTACAAGGTTTACGGCCACTACGCAGGAGATCAGTCAGCGTGCCCCCAATGCCAGCAGAAGGCGCGCGAAAAGCAGGGGAAGTGGACAGGCTATTCTGACCCCACGCGCCCCCGGTAGGGGGAGGAGAACGACGATGGGACGAGAGATCCGAAGAGTACCGGAAGGGTGGGAGCACCCACGCTACACGAAGTACGACGCGGTTCCGCGCTGGAGTCTCAGTAATGGGTATGGCACCAGCGAAGGTGAGTACCGCCCACTGCATGACAGCGACTTTGCTTCAGAGATGGCCGACTGGCAGACACGCTGGCAGGCGTGCGACACGCCGGAGAAGCGGGCCGAGTTTCTGGAGGACGAAGGTGGGCCGCCGCGCCCGGAGTATCACCGCCCCGAGTGGAAGGACGGCGAGGCGACCCACTACCAGTACTACGAGACGGTGAGCGAGGGCACGCCGCTGTCCCCGCCGATGCCCAGCCTTGAAGCGTTGGCCGAGTGGCTGAGCGCGCACCAGGACTTCTGGGGCAAGGGGCCGCTCACCCGCGAACAGGCCGATGCGTTCTGCCGCTCGGGGTGGGCGCCTTCGTTCGTGTTCACGCCGCAGACGGGCCTTGTGTCCGGCGTTGAGTTCATCGCCAAGGACAAGGATGCGGCCACATGACCACCCCCAGCGGGCTCCCCGGTCCTGTGCATCCGTGGCGGTTCGCCATCGAGTACGCCTTCTGGGGCGAGGGATGGGCGGATACCCGGTGGTACGGGAGGGTGTGGTACTACTTCTGGCAATGGGTCTTTTCGACCGCGTGGGAGCGCGGGTTGCGTCCGCATCTGGTTCCGCGCCGCTACGCCAAGGAGTGCTACGAGTTCTGGGTCCCGCTTCGCATCCCCGAACAGCTCCACCGCTACGTGTGGGGCAACGACGCGGACGGCTATTGCGGCGAGTTCCGCGATGACAATGGCCCGTGGCGGTTGGCTGTGTTCTGTGGAGACACGCGAGAGGAGGCCGAGCGGAATGGTATGGACCTCCTACGGTGGGCGAAGGACGAAGCCGGGATGATCGGCACGAGTTACGGGGTTATCTATCACGACCACGAACCGGAGCCATACACGTGGACAAGGTGACGACTGACGGGCTCCCCACGGGGAGCGAGAGAGAGCGGGAGACGCGAACCGAATACCTCGCCCGCAAGATGGGTGAGCTTGCCGACGCCACCCGCAAGGCGGCCAAGCTATTGCCCGACAGGCCAATCACGGGCGAAGTGGTGGCGTGCGCCGGGATCATGGCGATGGCGAACCTGCTGGATGAGGTTCGTGCCGCCCTCGCCGGGAGCGTGGAGCGGGAGCCGGAAGTGAGCATGGCACTGACCTCGCTCTACGACGTGGCGACGGAACTGCGAGACGAGGGCGACGAATGCCGCGCAGCCGCACTGTACATGGCGTGGGGCTCACTGCATCGTGCTGCGCTCGCCGCCTCACCCCCGGAAGCCAGCCGGGAGCCGCGCAAGACGTGGCCGCTCACGGGTGAGCCCGAATGGCACGCCGAGGACTGTCCGTGCTTCGCCGACCACCCGGACATGGGCAATCACGGTGACTGCACTTGTGGCTATCAGCCCGTGCCTCCCGTGGAGCCCGAAGGAAGCACTTCACCTGCGAGCAATGTAAGTGCGAGTTCGAGCGCATAGCGGCACCGGAGGATGGGGCTTGTCCTTACTGCGGCATGGGGCCGATCACGGCCGTCTTTGAAGCCCGAAGGAGGGAAGAGATGAGCGAGAAGATGGCGGCGGGTGCAACCGCGCACCCTGGCACCGGACAGCCGAAAGGCACCGGAGAGATGTCAACTTTGGGTGGTCCGAGCCCCGAAGCTCTGGAGATCGGCAGCAAGTCTCCTACCTGTGGATCACGGGAGGCCCGCCGCCATTCCGCAGCGGAGTACCGGGAGATGGCCGACAAGGTGTCTTGCGTGCGGCTAGAAGAAACAGCTAACGGTTGCCGCGTCTTTGCCACGGACAAGGTGGTTGCCATGCTACACAAGGCCGCAGAACTCAGGGAATTGGTAGACGACTGGAACGAGTGGGCGGCACGAGCCAGGCCGGTTTTGGCTTCCCTCCTGGAAAAAAAGCCATGAGCGAATGGATCGAGGGCAGGTACGCGACGTGGAGGCGCACCCTGGACGGTGGAACCCGCCTATCTGTGAGTTGGGACAATACCCGCCCGAAGGGATCGGACGATCCCCCCTATGTCGCCTGTGTTGGCGACAAACGGCTCAAGCAGCGATTCAACACGTTTGAGGTGGCAGTCGCAAAGGCGGAATCCGTAGCCTTGCGCTGTATGCAGAAAGGTATCGCTGATCTGTGTGCAACCTCTAGCGAGGAAGAGAATCCATGAACGAGCCACCCCCGGGGTCGGTGCCCCACTTCTTATGCGGCACGGGCGGCTGCCAAGTCGAATACGAGTCGCCTGGGGTTCACGAGGCAGTGTCTCAACGCCGAAAGGAGTGGGCAAGGTGGTACAGGTCCAAGCACGGCGAGTACCCGGACGGGGAGACGCAGTTGTTTTTCGTGGCGCGTGTCACAGAGGAGGAGGAGTTCGCCGCTCGGCGTCGCCATGCGATCCGCGCCGCCAACCTTACGCCGACGAGGGAAGATGAGCATTGAACAGCGGTTCTTTCTTGTGTGCGTTGTGGTTTTCGCACTCGGCTGCTTTTGGGGATACGTCAATGGAACAGACCATGCCCGCCGGTCAAGGGGAGGTACCTAATGAGCGCAAATGATGATGCTCGGTTAGCACTCAGGGACATCGCCCACGAGATATACTACGGAGCAGAGAACGCCGACGGCCTTACCGCAGTCGGGTGCCGCCAGTTCGCGGATAGGATTGATGCCGTCCGTGAACTTCTCCGCGAGCCCGACAACAACACGATCTACCGCCCGTTCGAGGGCAAACGTGCTAGGACCAAGAGCAAGGAAGCACCTGCATACGTCCAGTGTGGCGCGGTAGGTCCTGACGGTGCGACCCGTTGCTGTCTGCCGAGGGGACACGAAGGGTTGCATGACGACGCATTAACTGGTCGTACTTGGCTCCCCCTTGAGAGCCAAGGAGGTGTTGTGGGAGAACAGGAAGGGGAAGTTTTCGAGGCGAACGGTGCGGCCATGAAGGAGATCAGACGCCTGACGCAAGAGAACGCCAGGCTGAATGCGATGATTGACGACTGGGCAGATTGGTCGCAGAGGGCCAAGCCTTTCCTCGCCGCTGCACTCAAGGAGAGAAAGCTGTGATGCCCGAAGACGATGGCTGTCTGTGTCAGTGGGATGAGGCCGTGTGCATTCGCGTCTCCCCTGTTTGCCCACTTCATGGTTCACCCCGAGAGGAATGGCCCACCGAGAGAATCGAGGGACTCGCATGGGAGACGTGGCAGGCGGCGCTCATCTTTCAGGGCAGCGGCGAGCCTAACCGTGAGTATTTCGATTCGTGGTGGGGGCACTTCTACGGCGATGGCGAAGAACTGGCGGCGGGTACGAGCGCGCACCCTGGTACCGGACAGCCGAAAGGCACCGGAGAGATGTCAACCTTGGGTGGTTCGAGCCCCAAGGCTCTGGAGATCGGCAGCGACTCTCCTGCCTGTGAATCACGCGAGGCCCGCCGCCATGAGGAAGTCGTGGATGGATTCGCCCGGTACGTAGGGTCGGACACGACGCACGGAAGAAACTACCGATTCCGAACGGACATCACAAAGGGAGCGGTATCCTCGTGGAGGCCCGCACGATTGTTGATACGTGCCAAGCCATGACGCCCTACTACTCGGACGGCTCGGTGACGATTTTCCACGGGGACTGCCGGGAGGTTCTCCCGACGCTCGCCCCCGTGGAGACGTGCATCACCGATCCGCCCTACGGCCTGGGCTTCATGGGCAAGGATTGGGACCACGGCGTACCGGGTGAACACTTCTGGCGGCTGATCGCGGACGCGCTCCTGCCCGGCGCTATGTGCCTGGCGTTCGGTGGGACGCGCACGCATCACCGGCTCATGGTGGCGATGGAGGACGCGGGGCTTGAGATCCGCGACTGCCTCATGTGGCTCTACGGGTCGGGGTTCCCGAAGTCGCTCGACATCTCGAAGTCGCTGGACAAGGCGGCGGGGGCGGTTCGGGAACAGGTTGGCGTTAAGCGGATAACCGGTTGCACTCCTGATCGCGAGACGTTTGGCGCGAATGATCGCACTGACGGCGAGGGAATGGGTTTTCGTCCCGGCGACATTCCGATTACCGCCCCCGCCACCGACGCCGCTCGCCTCTGGCATGGCTGGGGCACGGCGCTGAAGCCCTCATGGGAAATCATCGTCCTCGCCATGAAGCCGCTGGCCGGGACGTTCGCTGAGAACGCGCTGGCGCATGGCGTGGCGGGGCTCAACGTGGACGGGTGCAGGATTGGGATGATGACCGACGCGGAGGTGAGCAGGTCAGGAATGAGCACCGGGACGCCGGGTTATGCCGGCGGGCACAAGCCGACCTCGTGGCATGATGGACGGACCCCCACTGGTCGCTGGCCCGCGAACCTCGTGCTAGACGAGGACGCGGCGCGGCTGCTGGATGAGCAGAGCCCCTGTGGGGAAAACCGGGGCACGCGCGACCCAGGATCCGCGCGCGGGTCCACGAACGCATACGCCCAAGATTCGTACACTACGCAGATGGTGCGGACGGCCTGGCACGGCCCCGCAGACTCCGGCGGCGCCTCCCGCTTCTTCTACACCGCGAAAGCCTCACGCTCCGACCGGGGCGAGGGCAACAGCCACCCGACCGTGAAGCCGTCCGACCTCATGGCGTGGCTCTGTCGGCTCACCGCCACCCCCACGGGTGGAACGGTGCTCGACCCCTTCATGGGCAGCGGCACCACGCTGGTAGCCGCGAAGAACCTCGGCCGGAAGGCCATCGGGATTGAGATCGAAGAACGGTACTGTGAGATCGCGGCGCGTCGTTGTTCCCAGGAAGTCCTAGACCTGGGGGCCGCATGAAAAGCCTTAGCAATGCAACGGAGGGGACCATGACGAGTGAGCGCGAGAGGATCAAGGAGGCTGTTGCCGTGATCGTCGCCGACGTGCTGACCTTTAACGGCGAGGCGCCCCTGACGGTCGCGACGCGCGGGAAGCGGATCACCGACCTGATCGTGAAGGAGAGCGAGGGATACAAGATGCTCCGTCGTGCCGAGCCCGTGGGGGAGCCGGTGGCGTGGCGACCCGAGGTGCGGGCATTCGCCACGCTCATGGAGGAACGGCTGCGAGCCAACGACGCCGAGAAGGGCATGGCGGGATGGAAAGCGGCCCCTGCGGACAGGCTCATGGCTTGCCTGTTCCGCGAGGTCGCGGAGTTAGGGGTCGCCGTTCACAAGCTGGGGCCTGACGACATCGCCCATGAGGCCGCCGACGTGGCCAACTTCGCCATGATGGTGGCTGACGTGTGTGGTGCGCTCGCCGTGCCCCCCGAGGCCCAGGAGCCGGAGCGGTGCCCCAATCGCCTGACCGTGAACGGTGACGCGCGCCAGCCCTGCCGCCTCGCCGCCGGACACTCCGGCAAGTGCGAGCCGTACCCCAAGTGCCCCGCGTGCCATCCGTGAGCGCATCCAGCGAGGAGGAGCGAGATGATGGGTAACTGCCCGAAATGTGGAGGGCCGACGACGCTCGAAGTGTGGGCTATCGGGCGCGCCAAGCAGGCCGTGACGGTCTGCTCGCGCTGCGACGAACTGGTCGAGGACTGCCCCGGTGAGCGCCGTGTTCGCGAGCGTCGTGCCCCCTCGCCCCACGGGCAGGACGTGGAGGCGCTGAGAAACGGTGAAGCCACCGACCCTGAACTGGTGGCAACAGAGAGCGAGGTGGGGAATGATCAAGACGGCACGGTGCAAGTTCACGGTGCAGAAGGTGGAGGGCGATCCGGCCAGCGGGAACGGAGCGGTGATCGAGATGATCACGCAGTACGACGAGGCGCTGACGAAGGAGGATCGGGCGTTCTCGATTTACACGCCGTGGGGCGAGATGAAGTTCAACGTGGCCAACAAGGCCCTGGCGGGCTTCTTCGAGGCGGGGAAGGCGTACTACGTGGACATCACGCCGACGGAGTAGACCTCCACACCCTCTACGGGAACATCGGGGCCTTCTTTTGCCGCGAATGCGAGCGGTTCCACGTTGTTGACAGCACAGAGGAAACGTACCGCTGTCCAATGTGTGAATCCGAAAACGTTGGCATTGAAGGCCCCGAGCGGGTTGGGTGGCTTGAAAGTGCAATTGTCGCCGCGCTCCGCTCCCGTCCCGTGGAGCCCGAGCCGGTGGCGGCAAAGTACCACGAGTTGCTGTACGCGGTGGCGTCCAAGTTCCCCGACGAGTCGCGCCACGAAACCGCTCTCAGGTACATCCGAAACGCCGAGCGCGGACCAGACCAGTGCGAAGCCAAGTCCTCTGCACCCGTGGCCCCCAGGGAGGAGGAGCCGGAATGAGCATCAGCGAACGCAGGGCGAGATTCGTGTACGATGCCGCCAGGTTGGCCGCCGAAGCCGCAGGCGCACCCATAGTACCTGTGCTGTGGGTTGAGCGCGAGGATGACTTCAGGGCGCAATTCGTAGCCGTCATCGAGCGCCAATGCGGGCCGCAGCGATCCGCTTCGCCAGAGGAATTGCACGGTTCGTGGATGCAAGCCTACCTGGCGATGGGCTGGACTCACGGAGAGACATACGATCGGGAAAAGCGCATCCACCCCGACCTCGTTCCCTATGCGGCCCTCGGGCAGCTAGAGCGCGACAAGGACGCGGTATTCGTGGCCCTCTGCGAGATCGCTCGCCAGTGGATCTACGATGCCGCGCCCACAGAGGAGACGAAGAAGTGAGAACGATCATCGCGGGCTCGCGGAGCATTAAGGAATTCCGAGCGCTGCGGCTTGTCGTGGAAACGCTTGCTGACACCCCGTGGCCCGTGACCGTCGTGCTGTCTGGCGGGGCCGCCGGGATAGACCGCGCAGGCGAGAGGGCCGCACAAGACAGGGGGTTGCCGGTAGAACGATACCCCGCCGACTGGAACCGCCACGGTCGCGCCGCCGGCCCGATCCGCAACACAGCGATGGCCGACAAGGCCGACGCCCTGATAGCGATTTGGGACGGCAAGAGCGCGGGCACCCGTGACATGATCGCGAAGGCGAAAGAGCGTGGCCTGTTCTTGCGAGTCGTTCGTGCCGCGCCCACCCCCGAGAGCCAGGGCGGGGTGCCCAAGGAGAAACCATGAGTTACGTGTGTCCAACGTGCCGCAGTCTGATCCCGGGCGAGCCGCCCGCCGCACCACGGGAGGACGTGGAGGCGCTGGTGAACGACTTAGAGGACGCCATCTGCAATCTCTCGTCGGATGATTACAACCAAGCTGCTGGCATCATCTACAAGGTCCGCCGCGCTCTCCGCTCCCGCACGCAGGAGCCGCGAGACGTGTGGCGCGAACGCTGGAACGACCTCTACCAGCGGATGTCGAACATGGCGACGGCCCCGGGAGACGACGGAGAGTACGGCGTAGCGTTTCTCTGCACGATGCTCGACGTGAAGCGCAGTATCGGTGTGGCCCCCAGCGAAGAAGCGGCTCATTGGGAGAGGTGGAAGAAGTGGTACGATGAGCAAGCGGTCGAAATCATGGAGCAGGTTCGTGTTCTTGGTGTGGCCCCCAGGGAGGAGAAGCCGTGAGAACCTACCTACCCGACCTGTTCGTCCAGAACCCGTATGCTGGCAAGCTGCCAGCCGTCAAAGGTTCCGAGACGTCGGAGGCTGCAGCCGAGGATGCGGCCGGCGGTGCGAAGTCGATCCGGCGCATGATCTACGAGTTCCTGACCCGCGTCGGTGGTGCGACGGACGACGAGATCGAGGAGATGTTCACGCTGCGTCACCAGACAGCGAGTGCCCGCCGGCGGGAGCTGGTGCTCCGGGGGCTGGTCCGGGACAGCGGCCACCAGAAGCCGACCCGGAGCGGCAGCAACGCAACCATATGGGAGGTGGTGCCATGACCAAGGACATGCCGGGTGGAGGTGCGTTCAGAACGCAATACACGAACCGGCCACTGGACATTCAGGCCTGCCACAGTTGCGGGCGGGCCATCGTGTGGGAGGTGACGTTCAAGGGTGCCCGAGTGCCGCTGGACCATCCACCTGAGAAGCGGTACGTGCGGAACGACGAGGGCAAGATGGTGATCGTCGACACCTGGCTGTCGCACTTCGCGACGTGCCCACAAGCGCAGGACTGGAGGAAGAAGTCGTGAGCACGATGGTCTTCCACGGCGGCCCGTTGGACGGCACGAGTCAGGAGACGCAGGAGGGGTTCCCGGCACCCGATGGCTACAGCCACCGCGTGTTGCTCAACGGCGAGTGGTACTACCGTTTCATGACCGACGACTCGGGACAGCACCACTACCGCCTCGAGGCTGGACAGTTAGGCTCCGATGCTGCAACATCCTCGTAGGCACAGGAGGCGAGATCATGGGTGAGGCACGGTGCAGGGGCACGAAGGAAGAGCGAGCAGCCGAACATCGAGGCAAGCCATCGCGGTGGCGGGACGTGTGGCCGCTGAAGCCCGTGAAGGTTGAGAAGCGGCGCTCGGCCGTCCCGAAGCGGGCGCGCTCGAAGCAGAAGCGAGCGGTGAAGCGGCAGTTCATGCTCGGCCGTCGGGCGCTGGGCTCCATCGGTTCCGGCAAGGTGGCACCGCCGGCCGGGTACGAGATGGCGATGTACCGTGCCAAGGTCGGTTCGTCATGAACGACGTGACTCGAGCAATCCTGGAGAACGTGAAGGCCTACGCCACCGCCTACGCGAAGGCGTACCTGGCCCTGACCGAGGCGGGCCTTTCGCCGGAGCTGGCGCAGAACGAGGCGCGAGTGCTTGGCTTCATGGCGGTGAGCCCCGACGCGACTACTCCACCGGCCGGGCTCCCGGGGTTCGGGCCTAGGTCGGGTGACGCATGAAGCCCGCGTTGACGGACCAGGAATGGGCGGACGCGCGGGTAGCGTTGGGCGGATTCCCCGTCCTTGACGGTGATGAACCTGTTGGCGTGACGCTGGACCCGCATGGGGTCGCCGCGCTTTGCCTCTTCGGCCAGGAGTTCGGGTTCACGGAGGAGGATGTGCGGGACGAGCGGCAAGCCTACCACGACGCTGTGGTGCTGGCGCGGGAGGGTGGCAATGAAGGCCTGTGCCTTGCCTGCATCGCCAGGGCCGCGCGTCACTTCGACCGAGCCAATCGCATCGAGGCTCTGCTACCGCCCCGGGAGCCAGACTGGGATGAGAACGAGGCGGCCTTCGGCTGGCCCCCGGATGACGAGGAGACGCCATGAAGCGGTCCACGTTCTTCAAGGCGTTACTGGCGCTGCCCTTCGTGCCGGGCGTGCTGGCGAAGTTGAAGCCTGCCCCTCAGAACGTATTGGTAGCCTTCAGGCAGGAGACAGACTTCGCGACGGTTCCCACCGCCGGGGAATCCACCATCCTCCGGCAAACGATCCGCTACGGGCTATGCCCCGGGTGGGTGCCGGTGCGAGTGATTGGATCGCGAACCACGCCGGACATCTTCAGCGATTGGGGCGGGATGAACTACGTCTCCGCCCCCGAGTTGGCGCGGCTCTACCGTGTGCGGATGGAGGAGTGCGTCGTGTTCAAGACGGTGCCCGAAGCGAGATTTGCGCTCAGATGGGGTCCCTACGAGGGCAACGAGCGCGGGCTCATCATGCTCCGGCCCCGGGCGGACGGGGACTACACGCTGGACGCATTCGCGCTGCGCTTCGCGGCTCGGGATGGGAGGAGAACGATATGAGGCGCGCGGACTTCGTCAAAGCACTGGCGCTCGTGCCATTTGCCCCGGCGGTGCTGGAGGAGCGTCCAGGCTACGCAGCCGATGTGCTACCCAAGTTGAAGGGCAAGCAGGATCTGCGTATCTGTGGTGAAGAAGGTGACGTGTGGCACAGCAAGTTGGGGTGGATAAGGCCGCCAAAGGAGTTTTGATGAGACGCACCGACTTTCTGAAGGCACTGGCGGTCTTGTCGTTCACTCCTGCGCTACTGGAGCGACTGAAGCCAGGAGTGCCGCTCGGGTTTGCACACGACTTCATGCCGGGTGAGGACCCCGCCTCGCGAACCGGCCCGACCGGGCCAACGGACGAGTCCTGGGTGGTGGAGTTCGCCGGGGCGACGTTCTACCTCGACTCGCCTTCAATGCTCTCCGTGGGGAACAGCAAGAACGTGTACCGCCCCACCTACAGCGCCACGGCCCCCTTCGAGTGCCGCATGGGCGTGAACGACCTAGACAGCGGCTGGAAGCGGCTGTGGGTGACCCGGGAGGGCAAGACGTATGTGGCTGGGGTGAAGCGGAACCCCGAGCCCATGGGCGTCACGTTCTCTGCGGACATGCTGGACGGTGAGGACCTCACGCCCCACCCCGATTGGTGGCCCCGGAGGATCAGATGACGCTCGGTGATTGGGTAGCGCTGGCGCTGTTTGTCGTCGCCCTCGTGTGCATGGGGGTTTTAGTATACGAAAAGGCCAAGGCCAACGATGAGTACAGGAAATGGCTGGAGAGGTAACTCCTCGGAGGATTCGATGAGCATCCCCGTCTGGACGAAGGCACTCGACAAGTACCACGGCGATGACAACAGTTGCAAGGTCTGCGGCAAGCCGATCCTCGTGGGCGAGGAGTTCTGGTACGATTCAGCCTCGATGATACGGGAGCCGCCCCTGGTGTTCCACGAGCGATGCCGGAGGATCCGATGATCGAGAATCGTAAGTGCGCGGAGTTACGTTCCTATATCCGGCGCCCGCCCTCAATCCCTGGTCCGTTCTTTGTCGAGTACTTCTTTCTCTCCGTCGCCCCATGGGAGCCCGGTGGTTGGATTGCGCACAACGTGATGGGCATACGCCGGGCATTCCATCGCCTAGCATTCCGGTTGGGGGCCCTGGAGCGACACCCCGACCGCCGTTTTCTCCTAAATGTGTGGCGGTGGCGGTGGCCCACCGCTGACCGCATCCGAGAGGCACATAAACTGGCCGCGCGGGTGAGTCGATATGACTGAGAGGGGGTCGACACGCCGTATGCTCATGCCCAGGAGGATCCGATGAACATCGAGACCGCACGCGCCAATGCCCCGGGCATGGGCCATGACGGCCAACCCCTGCGCGTCTGCACAACCTGCGACGTCCGGCACTACGACAACTGTCCGGACTGCTTCGGGTTCGGTGTCCTGCGCCCCGGTGCGGCTGGGGTGCCCATGTCCGCGCACCGGGCGGTTGAGGGTGGGAAGTCGTATCCCTGCCCGACGTGTGGGAGTGACCAACGAGGAGTGCCGGCTCCATGACCCTCATCGCCACCCGCTACGTCGGCTCCTGCGGTCACACCTACACGCACCGCCACCCGCCCACAGAGAAGCCGCTCCGCTACTGGCTGCTCCGCTGTGAGAAGTGCAAACGCTCCAAAGGCAAGGGGCCGCTGCGCTCGTTTACGGCGGTCGTGGAGCACGAGCCCGCAACGTGGTGACGTTTCGTCTCTACCCGGAACCGGGCCGCACGCTCTACGTGAGGGTGAACGTCCACCGCACGAAGAAGGCGATGCGGGAATACTGGCGCACCACCGACGCGCGCTTCGGCGGCGGGACGTGGGACAAGCGGCAAGGCTACTGCCAGGAGCGCAGTAGTTGGAAGGTGAACTGTGATCGAAGGATGCGCCGTGACCCTTGCATCGCTGAGGTGAACATGTATCGGGCGGCCCTGGTCATGGGCATCGTGACGCACGAGATGCTGCATGCTGCTGTAGCTTGGGGACGACGGACGCATTTCAATTGGCAGAGGCTGGAAGACGACGACTCAGTGAACCAAGACGAGGAACGCTTCGCCTACGCCCACAGCGAGTTGTGTCGGCAGTTCATGGTCCGGGCGATAGCGGCGGGCCTCTATGACTGAACAACCCCATTACCCACGAGGAGTTCGCCTCCCATGACGGAAAGCACTGGCGTGAACGTTCGCTTCGACCTGGAGGAATTGCAGGAGGTGCGCCGCGCCATCGCCGGCCGCCGCGAGGACCTGGAGAAGGTGCGCAGCAAGATGGAGAACCTTGGTCTCTCGACCTTCACGGCCGACACAGCGATCGAGACGCTGGATCGCTGCAAGGTGGCGATCGGTGACGAGCCGGAAGACATGTTCACCGGGCTGGACAAGAGCACGGGCGAGATCAAGGACTGAGATGCGGTTCGGCTCCCTGTTCGCCGGCGTTGGTGGCTTCGACCTAGCCCTAGAACGTGCCGGGCTAACGCCAGCGTGGAGCGTGGAGTTGGACCCGCAATGCCGGGCGGTGCTGAGGAGGCATTGGCCGGATGTTCCCCACTGGGAGGACGTGCATGATGTCAAAGCGGTGTGCGAGGTGTGCGGAGACAAAACCGCGAAGCGAGTTCTACCGGAAGTCGGACATGGGGGACGGGCTCCAAGCGTGGTGCAAGAAGTGCCAGTTGGCATACGACCACGCGAACCGGGTTGCGGGGACGAGGAAGGCCGGGACGCCGGAACAGCGCCACAAGTGGCAGTTGGCCGGGAGGTACGGGCTGACTCCGCAGCAGGTTGCCGAGATGAAGGAACGGCAAAGCGGGGTCTGTGCGATCTGCGGGAAGGTGCCGAGGCGGTGGGTGGTGGATCACTGCCACGTGACGGGGGAGGTGAGGGGGCTGCTCTGCCACGGGTGCAACATCCACCTTCCGATCATCGAGGACGCCGCCTTTGTGGATGCGGCGCAACGCTACTTGTCGAGCCGGTCGATGTGATCTGCGGCGGCTGGCCCTGCCAAGACCTGTCGGTGGCCGGTCGTCGGGCTGGACTGATTGAGGGCAAGCGGTCGTCGCTGTTCTTTGAGGCCATGCGGATCATCAAGGAGCTTCAAGATGCCGGAGTCGGTCCAACCTTCGCTCTTTTCGAGAACGTCCCGGGACTGCTCTCGTCAAACGGCGGAAACGATTTTGCTGTCGTTCTCGCTGAACTGGCAAACGTCGGGGCGTTGGACATCGCGTGGCGAGTCCTGGACAGCCAATTCTTCGGCGTGGCCCAGAGACGGCGCCGCGTGTTCATTGTCGCAGATTATAGAGGCGAACGTGCCGCCGAAATACTTGCTCTCTCCGAAGGCTTGTATGGGCATCCTGCGCCGAGCCGAGAAGCGGAGGAAGGAACTGCCGGAGGCGCTGGCGTCGGCGCTCAAGCAACGGGCGACGGCTTCTACCGAGAGGGACTAGGCCCCCTTGCCGTGAGCGACGACAACGGCACGAACCAGCTAGTCGCCCAGAGCCTAGCGATCCGTGGGCGCGACGGGACACCGCAGGCGGAACTAGGCACCGACGGTCTAGCCAACGCCATCCTTACGCCGAGCGGGGGGCGGGCCGGTATGGGCTGCGGTGCGGTCCTCGCCCACACCCTCCGTGCCGAAGGCTTCGACGCCAGCGAGGACGGGACGGGACGGGGGACGCCGATTGTGGTGACACAGGACTCCTCCCCGCTGGTTATGGATGATCTATCGCCCACCCTCAAGTTGGGCACGGGCTTCGAGATGGGACAACCGCCGTGTGTGGTGGCGTTTCAGGGGGGCGCCCAACAGGATCAAATCGTGCCCCCTGGTGCAGCCGTGCCGACGCTGGCGCATTCGAGCAACACCCACGGAGGACACCACCAGCCGAAGGTCATGGAGGGGGCCATCCCTCGCCGATTGACCCCCGGCGAGTGCGAGGCACTCCAAAGTTTTCCGCCAGGCTGGACCGCCTACGGCACCCGCGAGGACGGCACCCGCTGCGACATGGCTGACGGGCCGAGGTACAGGTTCTGTGGGAATGCAGTTACGGTATCGGTCGTGAACTGGATCGCCTACAGAATCATGGTCGCTGAAGCTGAACTATCCGACATGACCCTAACGCCAGCAGCCCAAACGGGTTAGCTTGACTTCATCATGGCGAAGCCCAAGGCGAACGGAATGCGGGTACTCAATGAGGCCGTGGAACTTGTGCCGGTCGCGGACCTGACGCTCCACCCGCGCAACGTGAACCAGGGCGACCTCGGGGCGATCCATGAGAGCGTAGCGGTCAACGGCTTCTACGGGACCATCGTGGCACAGCGGTCTACCGGACGCGTGCTGGTGGGAAATCATCGCCTCATGGTAGCGCAGCAGATGGGCGCCAAGGACGTGCCGGTGGCTTGGGTGGACGTGGACGACGCGACGGCGCTCCGCATCCTCCTGGCTGACAACCGCACCACCCGGCTCGGCATAGACGATCCCGAGCAACTGGTGGCGTTGCTGCAAGAGATCCTGGCCGATGCGGGCTCGCTTGAAGGCACGGGCTATGACGCGGACGCGCTGGATGAGCTGCTTGCCGACCTCGGCCGCGAGATGGACAAGCCCGAGGACCCCGGCGCACAGGTAGATCGTGCCGCCGAGCTTCAGAAGAAGTGGGGCACCGAGCGCGGCCAGGTGTGGGAGATCCCGAGCAAGGCGGTGCCGGGCAAGTCACATCGGGTCATGTGCGGGGACTCGACGAGCGCGGGGGACGTGGGGCGGCTGATGGGGGGCGAGAGTGCGGAAGCCGTGCTTACCGATCCGCCCTACGGAATCAGCCAGCCCGGAGTCATAAACGACGCCCCTGAGTTGCTGGATGGGACAGTGCGCGGTGCCGTTGCAAACCTGCCAGTGGAAAACGCCATTGTCGTGGCCTTTCAGGGCACGCGGACGTTCCCCGTCTGGCTAGATGCGATAAGGGCGGCGGGGCATCAGTTCCACCGGATGTTGTGGCTCTACAAGGCAGCGCAATGCACGTTCCCGTGGCGAGGATGGATTCTGACTTCAGAATCCATCCTGGTATCTGAGGTTGGCAACGGCGCGTGGCAGGACGCGCACCCCTACGTTCATGACTGCTACTACCTCCCGGAAGTATCTGGTGAGCTGGGGGCAGATGCAGGGTGGCACGGTTCCGTCAAGCCGCTCTCTGTAGTGGCCGATATTACCCGCCGAATCGCCTCGGTCGGCGCAGTCGTGTTTGATCCATTCCTCGGCTCGGGCACCACGATGGTCGCAACCGAGAACGAGCGCCGCGTCTGCTACGGCATTGAGATAAGCGAGGGCTATTGCGCCGTTATTCTTGAGCGGATGGCGGCAATGGGGCTGGAGCCGAGGAAGGTGAAGCATGGCTAACGGGTCAAACGGCAAGAAGGGGAACGGGGCAAAGCGGGGTCCGAAGCCCTGGGCGCCCACGGATAAGCAGATCCAGGAGATCGCCACGTTGGCGGCTGTACTGAACCAGACCCAGGTGGCGGATTACTTCGGCATCACCGTGCCGACATTTCACGCAGCTATGGGAAGGGACCCACGAATCTCCTTAGCGTATAAAGAGGGACGCGCAAAGGCGATCACTACCATAGCCGGCTCGCTACTCCAGGCGGCGCGCAGTGGCAACCTTGGGGCGATGTGCTTCTATCTGAAGACGCAGGCCGGCTGGCGCGAGACGAGCGTACATGAGATCACAGGTGCAGACGGTGGCCCCATCCAGGTAGAGGAGGTTGTCGTTGTCCGCAACCGCATCACCAACCGTATTTCCGGGATCGCAAGCCGAATTGCTGGCCAGCCTACCGGAGTCGGAATGGCGAGCGTTCCTGGGCACACTAACGGGGACAGAGCTTCGGGTCGTTGAGCACGACTGGCACTTCTGGGCCCGGCCCAAGCAGCTACCGCCTCCGGGCGACTGGCTGACTTGGGTTTTGAGGACGGGTCGCGGATTCGGGAAAGCCCTAGCGCTTGACACCCCGCTGCCTACCCCTGATGGCTGGACCACGATGGGCGAGGTTCGGGTAGGCGACCGACTATTCGACGAGGGCGGGCGTCCATGCCGGGTGACGTTCGCCACGGAGGTCCAGGTCGGGCGCCCCTGCTATGTGGTGCGGTTTGACGACGGCTCGGAGGTCGTGGCAGACGCCGACCACCGTTGGCTGACATGGGACAAGCGGTATAGGAAGGCCATGGGCCGCGCCGTACACCCGCGTTCTGCTCCGGGCACTCGTACGACGGAGGAGATCCGCTCCACCCTGATGGCGAATGCCCGGGAGCGGAATCACAGTATCCCTCTAGCGGCGCCACTCGATCTTCCCGTCGCGCCGCTGCCAGTGGACCCCTACGTATTGGGCGTCTGGCTCGGGGACGGGTCTAGCGCAAAAGGGGCGGTCACGGTAGGTGATACGGACGCCAATGAACTTCTTGGCATGTTGGCTGCCTCCGGAGTGGCTTTAAGTGGGAAGCCGTGCCGTAAACCGGGTGCGTTCTGCGCGACCTATCCGTTGGGTGGAAAGCCAGCCAAGCGGGATGCGGTGACAGGGGCGATGATGGCGAATGGGTCCCTTCACAGCGCTCTACGTACCCTTGGCGTCCTCAAGAATAAGCATGTACCTGCTGCCTACCTCAGGGGTTCGATCGAACAGCGCGCGGCTCTGTTGGCGGGCCTCCTGGATACGGACGGGTTCATCGCCCCTGGGGGAAATGTCGAGTTTACATCCACGAAGGAAGTGCTCGCGGATGCAGTAGTGGAGTTGGCTGTATCGCTCGGGCACAAGCCGGTGAAGGCGGAAGGTGTGGCCACAATCTATGGTAGAATAGTGGGGCCGAAGTGGCGCGTGAAATGGACGCCAAGGACTCAGGTGTTTCGACTCCGGCGGAAGGCCGAGCGCGTGCGGTGTGAGACGGCGCAGCGGAACAGGACGACGCATCGGTACATCGTGGCGGTGGATCCAGTCCCTAGCGAGCCAGTGCGGTGCCTTGCCGTGGATTCGCGCTCGCACCTCTATCTGGCTGGTCTGGGTATGGTCCCGACGCACAATACGGCGACCGGGGCCGGTTGGGTACACGAGCGGGCAGAGCAGGAGCCAGGGCGGTGGATGGCCTTTGTGGCGAAGACCCCGGCCGACGCCCGAGACTACATGATCGAGGGGCCTGCGGGCGTGCTACGCAACCCGCCGCTCTGGTGCCTGGACGCCCCGAACGGTCCCTGGCCGAAGTATGAGCCCTCGAAGCGGCGCATCACCTGGCCGAACGGCTCGTGGGCGACGGTCTTCAGCTCGGAAGAGCCGGACGGACTGCGTGGGTTCTCAGGCGATACGGCATGGCTGGATGAGTATGCCAAGTACAAAAATTGTCGGGAGGTCTGGGAAAATCTCCAGTTCGGGATGCGCGAGGTCTCGGCTGATCGCCCGCGTATATTCATCAGCACGACGCCCCGGCCCGTGCCGATCCTTTCGGAGATCGAGGAGCAGCCGACCACCGTAGTGGTGACGGGCAGCAGCTACGAGAACCGGGCCAACCTGGCGCCGGAGTGGTTCACGCAGACGCTGGCGGCCTACGAGGGGACGCGCCTGGGCCGGCAGGAGATCCACGGTGAGCTACTGGACGATGTGGAGGGGCTGGTCTACAGCAGCTTCAGCAAGGCACCGTTCCCCGCCGGTAACGTGGATGCGAGCGTGGTGGACACGGGCGCCGAGATCTTCGTCGGGCAGGATTTCAACGTGAACCCGATGGCCAGCGTGATCGGGGTGAAGGTGGCCGACGAGCTGCACATCCTGGATGCGCTGGAGATCCAGACATCGAACACGGAGGAGGTAGCCGGCGAGCTGAGGCGGCGCTACCCGGGCCGGAAGATCGTGATCTGCCCTGACCCGAGCGGGCGGGCCCGGCACAGTAGCTCCCCGGTAGGGATGACGGACTTCACCATCCTACAGCGCGCGGGCTTTGACGTACGAGCGCCTAAAGCGGCGCCACTGGTCGTGGACCGAGTGAACAACACGCAGGCGATGCTCTGCCAGGGCACACGCCGGCGCATCCGCATCCATCCCCGGGCCAAGGCGCTGATCCGAGCGCTTGGTGGGCTGACGTATAAGGAGGGCACGAGCATCCGTGACAAGGCGAGCGGACTAGATCATATTCTGGATGCAAACGATTATCTTTGTTGGGAGGAGTTCCGAGTACTCCGCCCCGCAGCGCCAACGATCCGGTTCTCGCACGTGAGGATCTGAGGGATGAGCCAAGACAAGGATCCGTGGGACCTATGGGGACGCCTTCCGCGCTGGGTACGTATCACCCTTGACCTGGGCGTAGTTTTCCTCGTACTCAGGTGGATCTTCGGATGAGTCACCAAGACGGAGGCGGTAAGGTAGCGGCGATGAGGGCGGCGCGCGAGGCGCAGTGGGCACGGGCACAGAAGGCGGCGAAGGTAGGCGGGAAGGCTGCCGCGGTCGCTGACCAGGTGGCCGAACTTGCGCCACTCACGCCCCCAGAGATGGCCGAGTTGGAGGTCCTGAAGGATCGCGTGCGGTCTGGGCTCCGCACGTTCTTCGACGTTGCCGCCGCACTGACGGAGATACGGGATAGACGACTGTACCGACAGACGCACCGGTCGTGGGACGCATTCGTGAACGATGAGTTTGGCATGACAAAGCAGCATGCAAACCGGCAGATAATCGCTGCGGCAGTAGTAGGAAACCTAGGAAGTGGAACCCGGGGTTCCGCTTTGCCCACGCAGGAGAAAGTCATCCGGCCGCTGACGCCGCTTGAGCCGAAGCAGCAGCGCAAGGCATGGAAGATGGCCGTAAAGAAAGCGGCCGGCGGCAAGGTCACGAACGAGATCGTGCAGGAAGCGGTACAGGAGGTAACCGGCGCCCCGAAGCCGGAGCCGTCCTGTCGCGTCTGCCCCAACTGCGGGTGGGCGCTGTAGGAGCGGTACACGAAGTAAGAGGAGGGCCAGGCCATGATCCTCAACCTGAAGGTGACGATGGCGCCCGCCCCGGGCAGGGAGCCCGAGCAGGTGGCAGACGTCAACATCGTGGTGATGGAGGTTCCGCAGCCCACGAACGCCAGCCGCTACATCCTGGAATGCAAGGACGCAGCCGGCGCGGCCCTGGCGCGGGCGGTAGCTGACGGTCTCGCGGTGAAGCACGTCCTGGACGTCAATGAAGAGCCGGACTACTGACCCCGCCATCCTGGCCGGGCTCGACTTCGGTGGTGGCTCCGGAGCGGCCTACGATGAGACGGGCGGCTACTGCGTGCGGTGCGGCTCGAAGATCAGGCTACGCATTGAGACGGACGGCAACGGGCACCTGGTCGAGACGCCGGGCCCATGCCGGGCATGCGGGCGCGGGGTCCATACTGCATTCGGCCTGCCGTTCGTTCGCTCCACTGCGCAACCGAAGATCGCGCCAGCATCCAAGCCCGCGCCGCGCGCGTGCCGGGCCGAGGTGCGGGCAGCCATCCTGCGGGGTACGCCTGCCTCAGCCATCATGAGAGAGGTTGGGGTATCACGTCAGAGCGTATACGTGGTGCGTCGTGCGCTGGAGGCTGAAGGCAAGACGTTGACGTGCCGGTGTGGCAAGCCGGCGTTCCACCGAGGGCGCTGTAGGGGCAAGGAGCGCGTGACGTAATGAGAATCTCCCACCCGAACCGCTGGATCTACGGTGGCGTGCTTCGTCCCGTCGAGTGGACGGCCGACGACGGCCGGATCCTCCTTTGGAACGGCTCGGCCGTGGACGTCGTGGCAGGCGACGCGCTCCTGGCGCTGTTCACTGGCGCGCCTGGCGTGGCATTCATCGGGGTGACGCGGAATGGTGAGCCGGTGCCCGTCGACCGGCCAACGGTGGCTACATGAGCTACGCCTCCCGCATCCATATGGTCAGGGCAGAGCAAGCAAGCATCTACGTATAGAGGGGAACCGCATGGCCACCATCCCGACAACAGCCGCATCGGCAGACACCAAAGTCTCGACCAACCTACCCACGTACGTCCGACCCGAGTTGACGGACCGGCTACTGGACCTGACGTTGATGGAGGACCTGCTGGCCGGCACCCGCCGCATGTGGCGAAAGGCGCGACTGTATATCCGGATATGGGCGGACGAGGACGAGGACGTCTACAAGATCCGGTCGCGCTGTGAGCAGGTCTTCGAGGGGCTGGGCCGAACATTGAGCGCCGCAGTGGGGATGCTATTCAGTCGGCCACCCGAGATCACTTGGAACCAGGGAGCCGCGCGCATCGAAGAGCACTGGGACAACATCGACGGAGCGGGCACCAAGGGCGACGTATTCCTGAAGCGATTCGCCGAGGCGACGATCCGGGACGGCACCGGGGTGATCGTAGTTGACCATCCGAAGCCGCCGGTGAACGAGAAGGGCAAGCCTGTCCAGGTCACAGCTGACATGGACGAGCGGCTGGGACTGAGGCCGCGGTGGGCCAGCTATCCCAGAGAGAACATACTGTCGTGGCGCTACGATACGGTAAACAACCGGCAGACGTTGACGCAGATCGTATTGGCAGAGCCGAGCGTAACGGCGGCCGGCACCTTCGGCATCGAGAAGAAGACACGTTGGCGCCGGATCTTCCTGGCGGTACCCGAGGGCGCACAGCCAAACATGGACGGCACACCCGCCGAGCCACAGGCACTGTGGGAGGTCTGGGAGGCGACGGTGCCGAACCCAGCGACCCCGGAACAATTCCGCGTGACAGACCGGGGGGCGTACCGGAGCGTGAAGGGGCTGGCGATGCCGTTCCTGCCTGTAGCAGTGGCCACGGTGGGCAAGCCCGAGGGCGACCCACTGGTAGCCAGCATCCCGCTGCTAGGCGTGGCATGGGCGAACCTGGGCCACTGGCAGCAGGCGTCGAATCTACGGTTCTACCGTGAGCTGGCCGCCTTCCCTCAGCCCTCACTACTCGGGAATTTGGATGAGGAGAAGGGCGTGGACGCGGCGGGCAACCCGGGGATGGTGCCCGGCAGGATGCGCTTCGGGCCTCTGGTCGTCGTCCACCTGAGCGCGGACGGGGAGGCGCCGGCCGAGTTCAAGTACGTGGCCCCGCCGGTCGAGGCATTCGAGCCACTGATCGCCGGCTGCGAGGAGAAGATGGAGGCGATGGCCGCGCTGGGCATGAGCTTCCTGGCACGGGACAAACGCACAGCAGAGACGGCAGAGGCGAAGCGACTGGACGCCACGGCAGAAAACTCAACGCTGGCGACTGCCTCGCAGGGCATCGAGGACTGCGCGAACTACGCCTTCGAGATCCACGGCTGGTACATGGACATCCCGAAGGACGGGGTACCTGAGCTGAGGATCAACCGCGACTACGATGCCATCGCCATGGAAGCGGGCGTCATGAGCGTGTGGGTACAGGCCGTGAAGAACGCGGACGTGCCGCCCCGGGTGCTGCTGGAGGCATGGAAGGCAGGCGGCCGGTTGCCGCCTGACACGGACATCGACGCGCTGGAGATGGAGATCCTGGGTGCCATGGCCGCGAAGGCGGAGATCGCTGCCAAGCTGGCATCTGCACAGGCAGCACGCCCGCCCACCCTGCCACCCGGACAGAAGCAAGCAGTGGCCGATGAGGAGGAAGGCATCGATCTGACCGGGGGGAACTAGGACGATGATCGTAGAACTGACGGGCGGCGGCCCATTCGACGGTGACCGCGCGAACCTGGACGACACGGTGCGGACCATCATACTGACGCGCATGACGCCGGCGGCATTCCTTCAGCCGTTGGGCCCCGTACCGGGCCCTGGCGAGCCCTCAGACGGATACGAGCGGGTGGGGGCGTACGTAGCGCAGGGCGAGCCACCGGCGACGTTCTGCTGGGCACCTGAGGAGGGATAGCGATGGCGATGCGCCTGCGTAGGGTTCGAGGTGCTGACGGGAAGTACGTGCTCATTGCTGTCTGCGCCGCCCTCACTACGCCGAAGGAAGGCGACGTATACCTGGACGACGGCCAACACTACGCCATCGCCATGAAGTACTACCACGAGGCCGGGCATGACGTGGGCGAGTATGCGGAACTGATGGAGCGGGAACAGGACTATCGGGATGCTGCCGCAGAAACTGAGGCGTGGAGCGCAGCCAATAGGTGCAAGGAGGAATGACGATGGCGAACATCGACAATCTCACGATCACCATCCGGCTCAAGATCGGCTGGCGCTGGCGGCTGGCGACGAAGTGTCTGCCTCCACTAGTCTGGTTGGGGCTCCCTGCCCGCGCCTGTGTGCCGGTCCTGAATTGGGCGCTGCGCGGGTTCCGCTGGTCCTCCGACGGTAGGGGCTGGGCCCCGCTCTTCGAGGGGAACGAAGTCGAATTGAAGCATCTAGGATGAGTGTAGGATCTTCTCTTGCACGGGAGGAAAGCATCATGGAACAGGAAATCGAACGCACCACGCATTACAAGGCTGGCTACGACGCCCATACTGGGAAGTGGCGGCGTGGTGAGGGTGACCATTGGACGCCGATGCGGTGGGCGACAACGCCGGATGGGGCGTACATCGGAACGCTGAGGGACGCCCACCGACTCTGTGTCTTGCGGGGCATCCGACCCGAACTACGCACGGGCACGAGTAACACCTGTTCGGTCGGCTTCAGCGAACGGGAGCAGAAGTGGTACGGATGGTCGCACCGGGCGATCTTCGGGTTTGGGATCGGTGACGTGGTGGAAGAGGGCGATCTGTGCGCCACGTCTGGGTGGACGGACGAGTACCTGAAGGATCACCCTGACGACAACGTGTTGCCGGTGGGATTCAAGGCGCTCACTCTGAACGACGCCAAACGTATGGCCATCGCCTTCGCTGCCTCCGTGTCCTGAATGAGCAGTGCCACCTCTTGCACGGGAGGAATCATGAACATTTTCAGACGCATTCTCAGATCGCTAGGTTGGCGACGCACCCGGTCGAGGGGTGTCCTGTATCCTAAAGGGAACGCCCTTGCCTTCAAGTGCATGAGATGTGGCCATGAGGTCCCGGCCGAAGTGCGGGTCAGGGTATATCACAGATGGTACAGCACCCCATGCCCCAAGTGTGGTATGCGGTTCATGGCGCGATCGCCGCGATCAGAAATGGCACCGGGTGCCCCAATCCTACAGGCCGGAGACAGCGTGATCATCTGGGGGGCGAGGACCCTGTAGCATGAGTACCGCCACCGACCTCCTGCTCGCACGCCTGGAGCGCTACGCGGCCACGTTCAAGCCCGCGATGGCTGGGCGTATCCTGCGTGCGTACGAGATCATGCGCACCAGCATGACGGACGCGGAGATCGGGGCGCTACTGAAGAGCGGGGCATCGGCTGAGCGAGTGGCGTCGGCCCTGACACATGAGCCATGGTTCAAGCAGGCACTGACGGGCGTAGGCACCGGAGCGCAGGACATCACGCTACGGAGCGCACGGCAGTATGCAGTGGAGCTGCCCCGCGACGCACGAGCGGCGGTGAAGCTGGGCATCGACCTGTCGAACCCGCGCATCGCCGCTGCGATGGTGACGATGAAGTCCCGGGCGACGGACCAACTCACGAAGGACGCCGCGGCCACCATGCGCCAGGTGGTGAAGGCCGGGATGGAGGCAGGCAAGGGCTCGAAGGCGATCGCCAAGACCCTACGCGACAGCATCGGGCTGGCCCCGAACCAGGAGCAGGCGGTCAGGCACTTCGAGGAGATGCTTCGGGCCGGAGACCGAACGGCGCTCTCCCGCGCACTGAGGGACAAGCGCTACGACGCGACGCTGAACCGCCTACTAGGTCCAGGTGGCAAGGGGCTGAGCGAGGCACAGATCAAGACGATGGGGGACGCGTACCGCCGTAAGATGGTCGCGTTCAACGCCAACACACAGGCACGCACGCTGGCGAACGACGCACAGAGGGCAGGGCAGCGGCTGGCCTGGGAGGACGCGATAGGCAAGGGCGTAGTGGACCGGGCGAACCTGTGGAAGCAGCGCGTGAGCATGAGGGACGGCAAGGTGCGGGACGAGCATGTGGAATGGGACGGCGAGGTGCGGCGTTTCGACGAACTCTATAGTTCCGGTGAAATGGTGGTAGGTGAAAGCGAATTTGGGTGCCGCTGTTTTGAAATCCTATTCGAGGACGCGACGGGCGAGCGGTTCGGCGCTGGCCAGGGCCCGCGTTCCGTCCAGGGACAGGCCCCGGTGCCCCCGGTCGCTCCGCCCGCCGTTCCTGTACAGCCACATATACCGCCCGTGGAAGAGGCAGTCGTTGAGGAGTCGCGTCCGGTGAGCGGCAGAGTGCCGAAGTTCGCCACAAAGGAAGAAGCCGTGGCGTTCTCCCGGACATTCATCCGAGACCTTGACCCGGACCTAGTGGCGGCGGTGAAGTTGGAAGACCTACAGGCCCTCATGGAAGGCGCCCACAATGCGGCGGTGCCGTATGGCCATGTAGTGAATGAGATCGGGTTCAAGACCACAAAAAGACAGCGGCGGGCTTGGGCTATTGCGATAGATAGGAGAAACGGAGATACCGCCGTTGCATTGCAGAAGACCTACGTGCGGAACCTCGCGAAGGAGCACGCGCAGGCGAAGGTGACTTACGGCCTCAGTCACGCGGCTGCGCTCAAGAAAGCCGAAGCGAACCTGGCAGATCCCAAGAGGTTCGCCATTCGCCCCTTTAACGAGAAGAAACTAGCTTCGTTGCGGGTCGCTACCCGGTGGACAGTTGGCGAAGGGTCGAGCGTTCCGTTCCGTTCGACCGTAGCCCATGAAGTAAGCCACACCGTCTATTTCCGGTACCGGCTTGAAAACGAATGGAGGACGGCGCTGGCGAAGCGTGGGACGGGTGCCGGGTCACTGGAGGCATACGCTGTGTCGGAGTACGGTGCGAGTAGCGCAACCGAGTTGTTTGCTGAGGTGGGCGCGCTCGTGGCCGAAGGTAGGCAGTCGGAGATACCGGCGAAGATCCTGGAGGCGTTCATGGAGGTAACGAGGGGGCTCGGAAAATGACCAGTTATCAGTGCCCTTCATGCAAGCACTACCTGGGCCTGTCGGAGTGCGAAGCGTTTCCGGACGGAATCCCCGAACAGATCATTACGGGTGAGCACGACCACACGGAACCGTACCCGGGAGATAGTGGCATCAGATTCGAGCCGGTAAGTGAAGCCGAACCTGGGGCTCCCACCACGGGAGCAAGTAGTTGAAGCATCAAAGTCTTTACGCTTGAAGGGTATAGGGTTAAACTAGGCTCAGTTGAGGCGCGTCGCACGCGCGAGCCGCATTTGAGGAGAGACCGATGGCACTGCCAGAATTCGCGAAGCTCGAGGACGTACCGGAGCCGTTCCGGGAGTTGTATGAGGAGAAGGAAGGCAAGGTAGTGACGAAGGCGGCGGCGGTAGCAGCAGACGATCACAAGGAACTGCGCGCTGCCATCGAGAAGGAACGCGCGGCCACCAAGACGGAAGAGGACAAGCGCAAGGCCGCGGAGAAGTTGGCGAAGGAGTTGGCTGACCAGCTCACGGCCAAGACGGCAGGCATCACGGAGGCGGCGCTGAAGGAGTTGCGCTCCCAGGTGCGCAAGGACCTCCAGGCCGAGAGCGCCGAAGAGCTGGAGCGCAAGCAGGCGGAGATCGACGCGCTGAAGGGAGTCCATCAAGAGAACCGGGTGCTGAAGCTGGACACCAAGGTCAAGAAGCAGTTGCTCGATGCCGAGGTTCGGCATGAGCGGGTGGATGCGCTGTTCATCCTGACGTCGCACGAGTACGATCTGACCGAGGACGGGAAGCCGAAGCTGGTGAACCACCCGGGCATGACGATCGACCAGTTCGCCAGGACGGAGCTGAAGAAGCGGTTCCCGGAGTTCTTCCGGGGCTCGATGGCAGCGGGCGGCGGGACGGGTGGGGCGTACACGGCTGACGGCAAGCCGGTGGGCGGCACCACGGTGGATGACGTGCTGAGGAACCCTGCGGCAGCCGCGACGGCTGCGCGGGCAGCGGCACACCAGTAGGGACAGGGCGGCCGGGGGGATCCTGGCCGGGTAACGGCAGCAGTCGAGCGATCGCCGATAGAATCGCTCCCGCGGTGGGATACCGCGGTGACAGGGCGAGTGACGGTAGTGGACCGAGGGATTCGGCCCAACCTGAGTGCCAGAGGGGGATCCTCCGAGCGCGCGGGGTTGGTGAACAGGAAGGGCCGAATCCCCTCGGTTTCACCGCACGTTGTCGGGCCCGAGAGGGTGGAGGCCATCAAGGCTAACCATCTGACCACGAGGGCACGACAATGTCACTCACCTTGGTAGAGGCCGCGAAGCTCATGGCCAATGGGGGCGAGACTATTCGCGCCTCCGTCATCAGCATGTTCGCACGGGCTTCCGATATTCTGATGGCGCTGCCCATGAAGGACATCGCGGGCAACGCCTACGCCTACAACCGAGAGGGCTCGCTGCCCGCCGTCGCGTTCCGGGGCGTGAACGAGAGCTACACGGCGAGCACCGGTACGATCAACCCGCTGGTCGAGTCGCTGAGGATCTGCGGCGGCGACCTGGATGTGGACACCTTCATCATGCGCACGGGCGGCTCCGCGGTGCGGGCCGCACATGAGGAGATGAAGGTGAAGGCGCTGGCTGCTGAGCTGACGCGCGTCATCATCAAGGGCGACAGCGCCACGCAGCCGCGCGAGTTCGACGGGCTGCAGGCGCGGCTGACCGGCACGCAGCTCATCGCTGCTGGCACCACGGACGCTGGCGATGCGCTCTCACTCGCCAAGCTGGACGAGCTGGTCGACGCGGTGACGCAGCCTTCCGCCCTCATCATGAACCGGACGATCCGCCGGCGCCTGAGCGCCGCCGCACGCCTGGCGACGGTGGGCGGATACATCACCTACGACCTGGACGCGTTCGGCCGTCGGGTGACCCGGTACAACGACATCCCGATCCTCGTGGCGTACAGCGACAACGGCGGCACCGAGCCGCTGCTGTTCGACGAGGAAGGCGACATCCTCGGGACGCCGGGCGGTGCCACCTCGACGTCGATCTACTGCGTCGGGTTCGGCGATGGCCTGGTGACCGGCATCCAGAACGGCATCATGGACGTGCGTGACCTCGGGGAGCTGGACGACAGCCCGCTGTTCCGCACGCGGGTCGAGTGGTTCGCCGGGCTGTGCATCGAGCACGGCCGCGCCGCTGCGCGCCTCGGCGGAATCAGCAATGCCGCAGTGGTGGTTTGAACATGGGCGGCCCGCGGTTGCCTCGCACGGTCTTACCGGATGATCCCGCGCTCTTGGCGTATCTGGCGGGGATTATTGATGGTGAAGGTTCTATCAACATCACCTCCACCAAGGCCCCGAACTCCCGGAACGTGTCGCACGCGCTGCGCATGTCGGTCACCAACACGAGCGAAGCGCTCATGGTTTGGCTGATCGACACGTTCGGCAGTGGGCGACAGATGAGCCGGAACACGAACCCGGGGAAGTGGGCGACCCGGTACGATTGGGTGGTCTATGGCCATCAGGCAGAGGTAGTACTGCGGGCCGTGCTTCCGTATCTGGTCATCAAGCGGGATCAGGCACGGCTGGCGCTTGAGTTCCGGGGGATCGGGCGCACGCAGAAGCCCTATCTGCACATCCGGGGCGGAGCGCCAGCACTTGATCCTGACGTGGTCATCGAACGCGAAGACATCAAGCGTCGGTTGAGTGTTCTGAACCGGCGCGGACCCATTTCAAACACTGGCTGAAAGGAGATTCCCATGACGCAGACTGTGACGTTCCCCGGGTGGGTGGATACCGGGACCGGACGACGGGCTCGCCAGGACGTGGACGTGGAGGTGCAGCAGGGGGTCCTTGTTGGCCCCGGCGGCGCTGGCGAGGCCACTGTAGTAGTGAACAACACGGGCGTGGACATGGCGCGCGACGCGCTGGTCTACGTGACCGGGGTAACGGGCGGGGTAAGTGAAGTCGCCCTGGCCGACGCCAACGTGGACAGTGCTGCCGCGTTGTTCTACCTGCCGAATGCCCTGCTGGCCGGGGCAACGGGGCTCGCCTACACAAGCGGGCTGAGCGTGGCGACGCTGAACACCAACGCGGGCACGGTAGACGATCCCGTCTACCTGTCCGAGACGGCAGGCGGCTGGACGCTGACGGCTCCGACTGCGGCGGACTCGATTATCCAGATCGTTGGGCGCATCGCGGTGAAGTCGGCGACCCTCGGGCAGATCATGTGGACCGTGCGCCAGGGCGGGTACGACATCGGCACGAACGAGCTGCAGGCCAAGTGCGTGACGGCCCCGATTATCGCGGACAATGCGGTCATCGGCAGAACGATACCCGCCGTTGCGCTGGGCTACAACACGGTGGCAGCGGTGGCGGTGGACCATGCCGCCGGGTCGCCGCTGGAGATCCTGGCAGCCGACGCCACGCACGAGCGGCTGGCGCTGGTGACCGTGGTGGCCACGGAGGCCGCTGCGGGCGGGCCGGACATCGACATCGGCACCACGAACGTCATCAACAGCGTGGTGGACGACTTCATGGCCGGTGCGTGGATCATCGGTGATCGCGCGTCGCGGCTCATCCGCATCCCTGCGGCTGAAAACGTGCGGGCGACCATCACGGCAGCCGGTACGGCTGGAGCGCTGGACGTGTACGTGCAGGTGCTCACGCCGGTGATCCAGAGCACAAACTTCGCCGCTGCGCTGCTGACGTGGCTCAACGGCATCCGCAGCTACATCGCGGATGGGATGGCGACCATCGCAACCCTCTTGGTATCGGGTGCGCCGACCACATCGTTCCAGACCACAACCACCACGATCTTCCGGCGCGCGGGCCTGCACTATTCCAAGGTGGCGGAAGACCCCATCGCCTTCTCGGCGGCTGACACGATCAACGTCACCCCGAACGGCGGATCGTGGTGGGGCATCTGGCTGATCCAGACGACGGACCCCGGTGTGGTTTCGACCGTGAGCCCGGCTGCGGATCAGAACTACGCGGACGAGGCTGCGGCCATCGCGGCGCTTCCTGCCGTGACCGCCCTCAACACGCAGCTCGGGTACCTCACCGTCCAGTGCAACGCTGGTGTCGCTTGGACAGCGAACACCTCGAACATCGCTGTTGGCGCAGGTGCCGCGAATGCGGCGGCGTTCAACTTCTACGACCTGCCGGTCACGGCTGCACCTCCGGCAGTACTGACGTAAGGCTAGGAAACCGGGGGCGGGCATTGCGCTCGCCCCCGGGCAGGACAAGCACGGTGACACGGAGACGTGCCAGACGCGGGGTGGGTCCTCGCACTTACTTCTGACGGAGGACGCAGGCCATGACCAGGAACATGAAGGACGCAACCTTCGACTATGCGATGCTGATGAGCGACGGGGTGCTGTGCGCCGCGTCCGCGCCCGCAGAAGTCGGGGCAGCCGCCAAGATCATCAACCTCGGCGCGGCAGTCCGCATCGACGGGCGGGTGATGGTGGACATCACCGTGATGGACGTTGGCGACAACGACGAGCTGGACGACATCGTAGTCCAGGGCTCGAGCAGCTCCACGTTCGGCGCGGCGATCCAGAACCTCGGCCAGTTGTCCGTCGGCTCTGCCGGTGGGCACACGACCCGCGGGGACGGGGCGGCCCTGGACGTGGTCGGCCACTACGAGATCGCGTTCACCAACGAGCAGAACGGTACCGCGTATCAGTACCTGCGGCTCTACAACATCATCACCGGCACGAACACGGGCATCACGTACACGGCGCACTGCGCGCTGAAGGCGTAGTACCATGGCGGACGTCTTCGGCAAGACGCTGATATTCGGCGCGAACCCGACCGGCAAGGTGACGTTGTACCATGTCGTTACAGGTGAAGCGATCGAACGGTGGCCCGTAGACGCCCGAGGGATGGTCGCGCACGGCGAGTACACCCTGACGCCCCCTGCCAGCGAGGAGGGGGCGCCAGTGGTGGTCGCCGAAAGCGTACCAGAGCCCCAGGGCACGCCTGTGGGCAGTGCGAAGGTCCATCCCCTGAGCACCGGGGAGGTAGCGGTTCCGCTGGTGTTGGGGGCGGCCACAGAGGCCCACCCCATCGAGATCCCGGCACCAGGAGTGAAGCGCGGGCCAGGTCGGCCGCGGAAGTTCCCCAAGGAATAGGGAGGCTGATGGATGGCACCTCCGGCATTGGTCCCGACGGTTGGGGCGGCGGACGCGAACACGTTCGCCACGCTTGCAGAGGCCACGCTGTACCTATCGGCGAGGCTGAACGCCACGGCCTTCACCGGGGCGTCGGCTGATGACCAGAACACGGCATTGCTGGAAGCATGCCGCGAGCTGAGCAACCTGGGCGTCTGGAAGGGGCGTCGCGTGAACACAACGCAGGCGCTCAGCTGGCCGCGCGACTACGTGCCGGACCCGGACGACCCGGACAACGAGGGGCTGCTCGTGAGCGGGTACCGGGACCTGGAGGAGCCATTCAGCACAATCGTCTACTACCTGACGACCATCGTACCCGGGCGGGTGAAGGAAGCGCAGATCGAGTTGGCGCTGGAGTTCCTGCGCGCCGGGACTGAGGACGTAGCGGGGCTGGACCCGGACACGAACATCAAGTCCAGCGTGACGGACGTGCTGGAGACGGTATTTGTGGGGCAGTCGCAGCGGGCCACTGGCCTGGTGCGGTACCCGCGAGTGATGGCTCGGATCGCTGCGCTTCTGGAGCCCAGCAAGACGGGCTTGACGCTGATGCGGTGCTAGGGCGATGGGCTACGCTGCCACGCGAGCGCGGGCGTACAGGCAGGTACAGAGGGCTGGGGCCCGGGTGACGTTCACCGGGCTGACGACCACGGTTGACCACGCGACGGGAGGCAGCACGGTGTCGGTAACGACGGTTCCGGGTTACGCGATCGCCACGCCAGGCAGCGAGAAGCTGTACGAGGCGCTGAAGCTGATCGGTGCGGCTGCGGTAACGTTGCTGCTCGCGCCCGACGCCGGGTACTCGCTGCCTACGCTTGGGATGACGGTAGCGTGGGACGGGACCACGTACACGGTCAAGCACACGAAGGGCATCGCACCTGGAGGCACCCTGCTGCTCGGTAGGGTGGTGGTAGCGGCATGAGCATCAATCCTCCGATCGCGGATGTGGTGGCGATGATCCACCAGCGGCAGCGGCGCCTATTCGTGCGTGTAGCCGAAAAGATGCAGGAGTCGTTGGTGTTTGGGTCTGACGTAACGGCCTCGCCTGGGCAGCCGCAGCAGACGGGCGACTTGCGCCGGTCCTGGCAACTGACGTTCCCCGAGGAGTGGCATGCGCGTTCGGCCTCCGGGCTGGAATACGCGCCGGCCATCGAGGAGGGCATCGGGCCGTACGGCAAGCTGACGCTACGCTCTGTGGTGGGCGGGTTCCACTCTCGGGCGCTGACGCGCACGGGGTTCCAACGACTGGTGGATGCAAGCGTGGCCGAGGTACTGAAGGGCGGTGGACCATGAGCGTCAGCTACCTCCAGGTGCAGCGGGCGCTTCGGGCGCAGCTCATCACGCTCTCGGTCGCGACGACTGGTGCCATCAACATGAGCGCGACCACAACGGCATACGTGCGCGCAGCGGGCTCCTTCCTGACCGATGGGTTCTACGCGGGCATGGAGATCGTGGCCGCTGGGATGACCGTGGCCGGCAACAACGGCGTGGCCGTGGTGAAGGCCGTCTCGGCGCTCACGCTGACCGTGACGCGCACGCTTGGCGTAGAGGTGGCAGCCGCCGGCAAGACGCTGACGGTCGGACTGCCGGCTGGGCGCGAGTGGGAGAACGAGGCGTTCGCGCCCACCACAGGCAGTCCCTACGTAGAGGAGGAGCTGGTGCCCGGCCCTGCGGTGCAGATCACGCTCGGCAAGGCGCTGGGCTGGCTGGAGCTGACGCCGCTCTACATCGTGCGCGTGAACGTGCCCGAGGGCGTGGGGACGGACGCGGTGAACGCATACACGGACGCGCTGCTGAAGTTGTTCAAGCCGCATTCAACGATGACCCTAGCCAACGGCGACGTGCTGCGGGTCAGGGGTGATCCGGCCCCATACCGGGGCCAGTCGATCCAACGCAAGTCGGGGTGGGCCACGGTACCTGTGACCATCCCCCTGCGCATGACCACCATCAACTCCTGAACGCAGGAGGGAGACTCACATGGCTTTCCAGACAGGTTCTAATTACCTGGTGGCGATCAAGCGCGAGGTCGCCGCAACCCCGGGCGTGGCCGCGACCGAATTCGGCGCTTGCGTGCTGCGGACGGTAGACAGCCCCGGACTGAAGCTGAACCGCGCCAACATCCAGAGCGCTGAGCGCAACGACGCGATGATCCGGCCCATGCCGCGGCTTGGGTTCAAGACCGTGGACGGCTCGCTCAACTCGGAGTGGAGCGTGGGCGGCGCCATCGACATGCTGCTCGCTGCGCTGCTGCGCACGGTCTGGTCCACGGACATCACGAAGACCTACGACAACACCGCTGCGCACCTGTCGTTGGAGGTGACCGACGCAAGCACGCTGACGCAGGTCGGCACGGACAGCTTCGTCGACGTGTTCTACGTGGGTGACGTGATCGTGCTGTCGAACATGACCAGTGAGGCGAACAACGGCATTCAGTTGCTCATCACGGCTGTGGCGGCCAACGTGCTCACGATTGCCGGCACGCCGCTGACCGTTGAAGGCGCGGACATCGCCTGCACGATCACCCGGCTGAACAAGGTGCTGACGTATGCAGGAGCGGGCACGCCGACCCACGAGTCGCTGGAGATCACGGCCACCAACACGATCGTCTCGGTTGGGACGACTTCGTTCGTCGGCGTGATCTACGTTGGCGACATCATCCGGCTGGCGGGGATGAGCAACGTGCTGAACAACGACATCAACCTGCGCGTGGCCACGGTGGCGGCGAACACGCTGACCGTCGTGGGTACCCCGCTGACCATCCAGGTCGCGGACGTGGCCTGCACGCTGAGCCGGCTGAAGAAGCTCGTCCTGCCCACCACGCCCGTGCGCGTGTCTCACACGATCGAGCAGTACAACGAGGACATGGACCTGACGGAGCTGTTCCTCGGCTGCCGACTGGTCGGTGTGAAGTTCTCGTTCAAGCCCGGCGCGCACGCGACCATCACGTGGACGTTCCTGGGCATGGACCGCACGCTGCTGCTCGTCGGCACCTCGCCGTGGTTCACGCTGCCGGGTGTCACCACGGGCATCTCGGTGGTGGCGGACGACTCGGTGATCCTGAAGGATGGCGTGGCGGTGACCACGTTCACTGGCATGGACCTGGACTTCACGATCGCGGCGAAGGGCGAGCCGACGATCGGCAACCTGACGAGCCCGGACATCTTCGATAACGACCTGAGCATGTCGGGCAGCATCACTGGCCTGCGCAGCGACTTCCAGAACCTGATCGACTACGACGCGGAGGAGGAGTTCTCCATCGCTATCAAGCTCGAAGAGCCTGTGACGGCGCCGAAGCCGTGCGTGAGCCTGTACCTGCCGCGCGTGAAGATCGGTGGGGTGGACGCACCGCTGGGCGGCGACGGAGCGCAGATCGAGACCCGGTCGCTGCTGATCGGCAGCTCGGTGGCCACTTCGACGCTGGAAGCCACGCCGGTCAAGATCGTTTCGAGCGGCGCGTAGGCGAAGGACCCCTGGGGCGCACGCCCTCCGGGCGCTGAGTGAGAGGTAGCGGAACACAGGCTTTGTCCCTCCGGCCCTGCCTGGACAGTAGGACGGTCCAGGAGCGTGCCAGGGTCGGGGGGCTGAGCCGAACCATGAGGAGCACGCACATGGACATCGGGAAGATGGAAGCGGTGATCGCGCTCGACGAGCAGGAGGTCGACGTCCCGATCTACCAGAAGAACGGCGAGCCGTACCTGGCGCCGGACGGCAAGACGCCCTGCACCATCACGGTCGTGGGCGAGGAGTCGAAGCGGGTGATGGACGCGGACACGGCCACGCAGCGGCGCATGCTGCACCAGCGCTCGCAGCGGTTGCAGCCGGCCGACATCCTCTACAACCGGATCTTCCGGGCATCCGCCGCGGTGACGCGGTGGTCCGGCTGGACGATCGGCGAGACGCTGGCTGAGTGCACGCCGGAGAATGTGCGCAAGCTGCTGCGCGCGCCGCACATCCTGAGCCAGGTGGAGGCGGCCGTCTCGGGGCACGCGGATTTTTCCAAGCCGCGGTCGGAGACCTGATCATGCTCGCCTCCCACGTGGCCGAGCTGAACCGGGCGGCGCCTGACGGTACGCCCCAGCGCGACCACTGGGAGGCGTCGGCCCGCGGCGGGAACGAGGCAGCCATCGCCCGCTTGACCCCTCCGGAGTATCCCGACTGCGTGGAGTACCTGTGGCGGTGGGCGCTGGAGCTTCACGGGCGCAGCGGGATCGGCATGAGCGGGCTGGCGCCGCTGACGTACGAGGCCATCGCGGCGTGGGCCGTACTGCGAAACGTGCGGCTCACGCCGAGTGAGGTAGCGGCCTTGCTGGCCATCGACACGGCACTGTCAGCGAGCAGCGTGGAGAAGAAGAAGACAGAGGCGACGGCGGCGGATGCGGAGCCCCCGCCACAGCGCGAGTGGCCGAAGCGGAAGCCTGGGGTGGTGCCCGTCTTCGTCAAGGACGAGAACTGAGCCATGGCCGACATCGTCACCATCGGGATGGACCTCGACGCCACGAAGGTGGTGACGCAGGGGCGTGCAGCGGAGCAAGCTCTCACGGGTGTCGAGGGGGCCTCCAAGCGTACCGATAGTGCGATGGCCACGCTGACGAAGACGGCCGCCACGCTGGGGTTGGCATTTGGGGCGTACAAGGCGGTGCAGATGGCGAAGGAAGTGCTGACGCTCGGCGCCCGGTACGAGACGCTCGGCGTGGTAGTGGACCGGCTGGGGCGGAACGTGAACAAGAGCGCCACGGAGATGCGCGCCCTGGAGAGCGACCTGCGCAAGACCGGCATCAGCATGATCGAGGCCCGGAGCAACATCGCCCGCATGGTGCAGGCCGAGATGGAACTGAGCAACGCCACTAAGTTGGCGCGCGTGGCGCAGGACGCCGCCGTGATCGGCAACATGAACAGCTCGGAGGCGTTCGCCAACCTGGTGTACGGCGTACAGACGGCGAACACACGGATCCTGCGCACCATCGGCATCATGGTGAACTTCGAGAGCGCCTACGCCAAGGCAGCCAAGACGCTGAACAAGAACGCCGACGCACTGACGGAGCAGGAGAAGACGCAGGCGCGGGTGAACGCGGTGATGGAGGCTGGCGGGCGCATCGCCGGATCGTACGAGGCCGCGATGGAGACGGCCGGCAAGCAGATCCAGAGCACGAAGCGGTATTTGGAGGACGCGAAGGTCAAGGTCTCAGAGGCGTTCCAGCCGGCGTACACCAAGGCGGTGTTCGCGTACGCCGAGGTACTGAAGCTCGTGGGGTTCTGGGCCAAGGAAATCAGCTTTGCCATTGCAGCCCTGATGGCCGTCATGGTGGGCAAGGGCGTGTCCATGGGCACGGCAGCACTGGTGCGGTATAACCTGGCGCTCAAGGCGACGGCGGCAGCGGCGGGGACTACCACGTTCTCCCTGGAGGCGCTCACGGTAGCGGCCAAGGGGGCGTGGGCTGCGCTGGGCGGCTGGATCACGATCTTGGTGCTGGCTGCCGTGGCGGCCAACGCGGCGCTGGACAAGTATCTGGCGAAGGTGCTCAAGACCGCCGGCATGACAGAGGCGGAGACCGCTGCCTTCGATGCGGCGAACAAGGCGTATTGGGAGCGGATCGACGCCCAGGAGAAGGCCGCTGCGGCGGCTGCCGCCCAGGCGGAGGCAGCCAAGGAGGCACAGAAGGAGCTTGGCCTAGAGCTTGAGAAGCAGACGGCGCTGGTCAAGGCGTTCGGCTCGACAGAGCACGAGATGGCGCTGCTGAACCTTCGGTACGAGGAGAAGGAGGCGCTGGCCAAGGCAGCCGAGGGGGTGTCGGCAGCGCAGGCGAAGGCGCTGCAGGGCATGACGGCGGCGATCTACGCCCAGAAGCGCGCGCTCGTGGACCTGGAAGAGCAGAAGCGCAAGATGGGCGAGCTGATCAAGCCGCTCGAGACCACCATGGAGGGGATAAGCGGAGCGGCCGGCACGCTGATCTCGCTCGACAAGGAGCTGGAGGCGCGTAAGGCGCTGCTAGTCGCCACGCAAGAAGGGGCGAAGGCAGTACGTGAGCTGGCCATTACGGAGGCGGGCGTTGCCGCCGCCGCCCAGGCTATGGCCGCCGGCATGCCCGAGGCTGCGGAACGGGCAAGGCAGGTGGCTGAGGTGATCGCGCGGATCAACTTCGAAATAGAGGACTTCAGTGACAAGGCGACGGGACAGTTTGACGTCGTCGGCATGGCCCTTGAGGCAATGGGCCAGCAGTTGGGTGGCCTGGCCGGCGATATCGGCCAGGTAGTGGCGCAGTTCTTCGTGATGGGGCGGGCCGCGAAGCTCGCAGCCGACAAAGCGGGCGAGGCGTTTGACGCGATGGACTTCGTCGGCGCAGGAACGGGAGGTGCACTACCCGGGATTATAGGGATGAGCGTCAACGCCCTTTTGGGGGAGCTATTCGGTGGGGACGACGACGCAGGAAGACAGGCCGAAGAGCTGCGCCGTGCCCAGGAGGCGAATACGCAGGCCCTCGACCGCGTCGCGAAGTCACTTGACGACTACGGCCGACAACTGGCTGGGATGTCGGTAGCCCAGGTGCAGGACGCTCGTGCCGTGTGGCAGATGGCCGGATTCATGACCGGTCAGCAGCCTGCGGACCTGACGGGCGGGCCGAGTGTCGCGACGATCATAGAAGTCGCGAAGCGGTATGGGATGGAGATCGAGAACATCTGGAAACTGTCGGCGGAGGAGTGGGAAAAGCTGTACAAAGTTCTCGGGGACGTGATAGAGGAAGCGCGGAAGTATATTCAGGAACAGGTCGTGCCCGACTTCGCCGCCCGCGCTGCTACGCTGCGAGGTGACGATAGGGAGGCCATGCGTATTCGCCGGGAGGCGGCGGCGGCGAAGGAGATCGCGGAACTTACGAAGTTGGCAGAGGCCGGATTTATCACGACCGCACAACTTACTGAGTTCACGGGCGTCATCAACGATGAGACGATCGCCGCGCTGAAGGCATTTGACGATGCGTTGGCCGAGTCTCGGCGCGTGATTGTGGAGGACCTGATAGTACGCGGGTTCGCGGCCACGGGTCAGAGCGATGCAGCTGCACGTGCTTCGCTGGCGTTCACGCAACGGCGTGAGCGCATCGGCATGGAGGATCTACCGCAGGCTACCCAGGACCTCATGCTGGCCGTACAGGACTTCGAGCGGCGGGTGTTCGAGCTTGACGTAGCGACGAACAATCAGATCAAGGCGATTGAGGAAGCGACCGCAGCTCAGGTGAAGGCCATCGACGAGCAGATCGCGGCCATCGAGCGTGAGATCGCCGCGCGCGACTTCGCCCGGAGCGTGATGGCCCGGGGGTTGAGGGTTACGGGGCGCGGCGGTGAGGCCGACATCCTAGAGATGGGTTGGCAGCATCAGGCCGAACGCGCGCAGTTCCGGGACAACCCCATCATGCTCGGGTTCCTCGACGTGGTGCAGGGACTGGAGCGCGACGCACTGGTGCGTGGGCAGGCTCTGGCGGCTCAGACATCCGCGATCCAGGCGGGCGCGGCAGCCCAGCAGGCCGCCTACGATACGCAGATCCGGGTGGCACAGGATCAGTTGCGCGTGGCCGAGGACCAACTTCATGCACAGCAGCAGTTGGTCGAAGAGACGCGTCGCGTCGTGGAGGCACTGGATGAGTTCGCCAACGCGATAGTGCTGAGCGAATACAGCCCGCTGTCCCCTATCCAGCAACTTGCCGAGGCGCGCCGCCAGTTCGAGGACATGGCGGCAGCGGCGATGGGTGGTAACGTGGAGGCGGGGGCAGGACTGCCTGAGGCGGCGCGCAATCTGCTGACTGCATCGCGCGCCGTGAATGCCTCAAACCTGGGCTATGCAACGGACTTCGCCCGGGTGCAGCAGATCGTAGCGGCGGTACGTGAACAGTTCGCCGGTAAGTTGGGCGCGGAGGAAAGCGTACTTGTCGAACTTCAGACACATACCGCATCGCTGCGCACCCAGATCGACGAGTTGGTTTCCGCCCGCGAGCAGGTAGCCATCAGCGCCGCAGCGCAGATCGAGGCATTGAACGCCGCTGCGGCCCAGGCCACGAAGGATGCACAGGCCGTCTACGATGCCGCGTGGGAGATCGCCAAGGAGGAAGTCGAGCGGCTGGAGACGTTCAAGCAGGAGCAGATTGACCAACTGACCAAGGATCGGGAACTGGCTCTTGAACTTGCGCAGTTGCAGATCGATGCCATCAACAAGTTCCGCGATGACCAGTTGGCTGCCTGGGCCGATGAGTTCAATGCGACACTTCCCATACTTACGGCGCAATATACGGCGCAGCAAACGACAAACACGTGGCTGGGGAACATCAACTTTGGCGTGGATACGGTGGCTAGTGAGGTACGGACCAGCGTGCGCGTACTCCAGGCCGGGTTCAACTCGGTTATTGAGCGTCTGGGGGCAGTGGAGACCGCGGTATCTGGTGTGGGCACGACCGTGAAGCGGGGGCTCGCAGAATGATCTACGTCGCTGAGATGACCCCGTACAACCCTGGCACGGCAGCGGAGGTGGCGCTGTACTTCAGCACGCACCCGTTCAAGACGCGGCCCACGGACACGCCGATCAGCACGTTCATTGACGACCGGCTGTCGCAGGCGCTCGACGTGCAGCGCAATGTGCTGAAGGCTGGGGTGACATTCGGTGGGCACAGCGTCGCCGGGGTTGGCGATCTCGTGCTGAAGAACGAAGATGGGGCGCTCGACTACATGCTAGCCTACGGGTTCTCGGGGCGCAGCATCATCGTGCGGCAGATCGCTGCGATCACGGCGGCGACCGTCTACCCGACGGACTTCACCGTCGTGTTCATCGGGTCGATGGAGCAGCCCGACGTGGACTTGGACAGGGTGGTGATCCGGCTGAGGGATGAACAGTTCAAGCTGGATAAGCCGGTCCAGGGCACGAAGTACGCGGGCGACAACGTACTGCCTGATGGGCTGGAGGGCGTCGAAGGCGACCTGAAGGGCAAGCCGAAGCCGCTGCTGTTCGGGCTAGTGACGAACATCGCGCCGCCCATCGTGAACACGGCGAAACTGATCTATCAGGTGTCGGCCGAGGCGCTGGCAGCCATCTCCGGGGTCTACGACCGCGCCGAGGCGCTGACGCCCGAGGCGGCGTACGCTACGGAGGCCGACCTGCTCGACGACCTTCAGGCCCCCTCTGCGGGCTGCTATAAGGTCTATCTGGCGGGCGGGTACTTCCGCATCGGCTCCTCGCCCGTGGGCATCATCACGTGCGACGCGGCGCAGGGTGCTGCGGTGGCGAACCGCACCATCGCCCAGCTCTCCGTCGTGCTGTTCACGCGGGCAGGATTCGGCGCAGGCGCGTGGTCGGCGGCGGACGTGACGGCGCTGGACATCGCGGCTCCGTACGAATGCGGGATCTGGCTTGACGAAGAGGTCTCGTACATGGAGGTGCTCGATGCGATCGTGAACAGCGGGTGGTGCTGGTGGGGCGCTGACCGGCTGGGCGTGTTCCGGCTGAAGCAGCTCGGGGCTCCGGCGGTGGCGTCGGTGGCCACGATCACGGAGTACGATCTGCGCCAGCCCTTGAAGCGCATCCCGCTGACGCGCGACGACGGGTACGGACTGCCCAGCTACCGGACCATCGTGCAGTACGCGCGGAACTACACGATCCAGAGCACCTACGTGCTGGACGGCGTGACGGGCGTCACTGGAATCACTGGCATTACCGGAATCACGGGGATCACGGGAATCACAGGCATTACCGGGCCGACAGGGATCACGGGGGTGACGGGTCCCACGGGTGTTGTTGGGCCTACGGGCGCTACGGGGCCGACGGGCATAACTGGACCGACGGGGATCACCGGGATCACGGGAGTTAGCGGTGTGACGGGGGTGACCGGCGTCACGGGTATCACGGGCATTACAGGCATAACCGGACCAACCGGCGCGGTGGGACCAACCGGCGCGGTGGGACCAACCGGCGCGGTGGGGGTGAGTTGGAAGGGGGACTGGTCGGCTATTGTGACGTACGTCCCGAATGACGGGGTGGCCGTACAGCGGATTGACCTGAGCTTCGCCAGCTTCTACTGCACCGCGGAGAATACAAACCACTTTCCCCCGGATTATCCTGCTGAGTGGGACCTGATCGCGGATGGAGGGGTGGGCGCGACGGGTCCCACGGGTGCCACTGGTGTTGAAGGGTCACAGGGGAATGCAGGCGCAACCGGAGCTACCGGTATTTCGGGCCCCATCGGGGAGACGGGGAACCCGGGTGTGACGGGTGTGACGGGCCCAACAGGAGTGACGGGTCCAACTGGTATCACAGGGCCTACAGGGGCGACGGGGGTAGAAGGCTCGCAAGGGAATGCGGGCGTAACAGGAGCCACGGGCATTTCAGGTCCCATTGGGGAGACTAGTACCGTCCCTGGTCCCACGGGTGTAACGGGTGTAACGGGGGTGGGCGTTACGGGCCCCACGGGAGCCACGGGGGTAGAGGGCTCTCAGGGTGGTGCAGGCGTAACCGGAGCGACGGGCATCTCCGGGCCGATTGGAGAGACCGGGAACCCGGGTGCGACCGGGGTGACCGGTCCCACAGGCGTGACGGGTTCTGCGGGCGTCACTGGCCCTACTGGCGCGACAGGGGTTGAAGGTTCTCAAGGAAATGCAGGGGTTACTGGCGCTACCGGCATTTCAGGGCCGATCGGAGAGACGGGCACACCGGGCGTCACGGGTGTTACAGGGGTGACTGGAGTGACTGGTGCCACAGGTGAGGCAGGTGCAGCCGGTGGCCAGGGAGTGACTGGGGCAACGGGCATCTCAGGTGCGATTGGAGAAACTGGCGAGGCGGGTCCTGTCGGCGTTACTGGAGTGACAGGTGTAACAGGGCCAACAGGTGCTACCGGTGTCGAGGGATCGCAGGGGGGCGCAGGTGTGACCGGAGCGACGGGGATCTCGGGACCGATTGGCGAGACTGGAGGTCTCGGGGTCACTGGCGTAACAGGAATCACCGGCGTAACAGGAAGTACAGGTGACGGCGGAGATCAGGGGGCGACGGGGGCGACGGGTCCGGCGGGTTCCATCACTCCCGAGAACAGCCCCAATGATGGAGACGTGCTGGCGTTCATGAGTGGTGCAATCGTGTGGTATCCAGGTTCCTGGTAAGAGGAGGCGTTATGAGCAAGTGGATTGGCATTCTGGTCGCCGTGGTCGTGTTGATCTCCTGCGGGTGGGTCCTCGTCAAGTCGCTGCGGCGGAAGCCGTTCACCTCCATCCGAGGCGGTGGTGGCGGCGGCGGTGACGAACAGCCCCCCCAGAACAACTAGGCGGAGAAGCGGATGTTTGCCGTACTGTTGATGTGGCTCTGCGAGTTCTTCTACAACCCGCCGACCTGCGTCTCCGGGATCGATGGGGAATCCTGCCCGTGGAGGCCATGGTGACCACGCTGCATCTGTACAGCATTCGCAACATGATCAATGGCAAGCAGTATATCGGGCAGGCTGCTGATGTCCGCCAACGTTGGTACACGCATCTTTCTAGTTTGCGCAGGGGAAGGCATCATTCTTTATCTCTGCAAAGATCATTCAACAAATACGGTGAGGAAGCATTTGACTTTGTTGTTATTGAAGGACCGTTTGGGTCTACCGCAGAAGTCAATGCCGCCGAAGAACGCCGGATCATGACTGAGAATACGATAGCGCCGAATGGCTATAATCATCGGGCTGGTGGTACATATTCTCCGATGAGCGAAGAAGCAAAAGCAAAACTCTCGCGGTATAGGAAGGCATTCCTCGCAGCGGGGGGGATAGTGAACTTTAAAGGCAACACCCATACTCCTGAGACAAAAAGATTGCTCAGCGAGAAGGCGATAGCGCGCTTTATGAATCCGGTAGAACGGGAGCGGACGATCGAATGGGGCCATCGGGCATGGGAGGGCGAACATAGGAAATGCACATTGTTAAATAATAGACTTGGGCACCAAACGGAGCGGTATCGCACTTCGCATTCGGCAAAATTGCGGAAAGGGAAACCATTTCCGATGCTCATAGATCCGAATGGTATCAGACACAGTGTGGATATTTCGCTCTCATCGTTCTGCGGTAAACATGACCTCATTCCATCGGCGATGAATCTCGTGGTGAATGGAAAACGTCCACACCACAAAGGATGGAGGGTCGTATGATATTGCACCTTTTAGCGCTCGCGCACACCATTTCTAATAACAGTTTCTCCCACTGCGCATTTACAGGCAAAATCATCAAGTTCCCTGCCATGATGGCGACGCTACCCGGCGCTCCGTTCGAGGTCATCCACTACGGAGTTGAGGGGGCCGACACGGCTGCCTCGCTGCATGTGGACATCATGACGCGCGAGGAGCAGAACGCGCTGCGCGGGCACGATGGGACGGACGCGGCGAAGTTCGTCGGTGATGATGCCGACGCGGGCAACCCGCTCTACAAGGAGTTCAATGCGCGCCTGCGCAAGGAGCTGGCCGCTCGGGTGGGGCCGATGGATCTGGTGCTGCTGCCGTTCGGCTGGGGGCACGGCGAAGCGGTCAACGGGCAGGGGTTCACGTTGGTGGAGAGTGGCATTGGCTACCCGACGCTGTATCCCGCTCCGTACAAGATCTTCGAAAGCTACGCATGGATGCACTGGCACCAGGGGCGCGCCAACCGCTCGGGCTGTAATTACGAGTGGGTGATCCCCAACTACTTCGACATAGACGATTGGCAAGCAGTGCCGAAGCCCGATATGGGGCGCGTCGTGTTCCTGGGGCGCATCGGCGATGTGAAGGGCGTGCCCACGATAGTGGAGCTGGCACGGCAGCGGCCTGACCTGGAGTTCGTGCTGTGCGGCCAGGGTGACCCAGCCCCGTACCTCTCGCCTAAGACGCCAAACCTCACGTACCAGCCCCCGCTCACCGGTCGTGATCGCAGCGAATACCTGGCGAACGCGCGGGCATGCGTAATGCCCACGGTGTTCACGGAGCCGTTCGGTGGCGTGGCGGTGGAGGCGATGCTGAGCGGTGGCACGCCGGTTCTTAGCGTGTCATATGGGGCGTTCACCGAGACGATCGAGGACCGGGTGACGGGGTTCCGCTGCCACACGCTCGGCGATTGGCTCGCGGCGCTGGAGTTGGCCCCTACGTTGGACCGCACCTACATCCAGCGGCGGGCCCAAGGGCTCTACGGATTCCAGCCCATCGCGGAGCGCTACCAGCGGGCATTCGACATGATCGCGGACCTGAAGGGGCGCGGGTTCTACACGGCACGCAGCGTGTTCGGGCCCGCCGTGGTGACGGCAAAGAAGGAGGCCGCCGCAGAGGGCGCATGGATGGCGGCCCAGCGCAAGGAGCGAGATTTCCACTTGGCCATGGGTTGCCGACCCTATGAGCGCCAGAAGCGGCAGCAGTACGCGGCCATCATGGGCATCACCTGGGAGGCGGCGGAAGGACGGCGCATCCTCGACATCGGGTGCGGGCCGGAGTCGCTCATGCTGCTGTACGATGTGGCAGAGGGGTCCGTGGCGCTTGATCCGCTGACGTTCCGGCTTGAGGACGAAGAGTTGTACGCGGCTCGCGGCATCACGCGAGCCATCACGCCAGCGGAGACCTGGGAGTACGACGGCGAGCCCTTCGACGAGGTATGGATCTACAACTGCCTCCAGCACACGCAGGACCCGCGGCTCATCATGGAGAACGCAAAGCGGTGGGGCCTGAAGGTACGGCTCTTCGAGTGGCTGGAGGTGAAGACGGACGAGCTTCACCTGCACCGCTTCCAGGCGGAAGATTTCCGCGACGCATTTGCGGACTGGACGCTGGAGCACGAGATGTCAGGCACGTGGAAGCAGGGTCCCTACGCGCGGGACCAGTACATCATGGGCGTATGGAACAGGAAGGAGGCGTAGCGTAGTATGCCGACCCCGGCCCGTGTGGCGTTCCTTTCGGCTGAATGGCGTGAGGCCATCGCGGAGGACCTGGCCGTGCTTGTGACGCACCGACTGGCCCCGCAGACCGTGGAGGAGTCGTGCCTGACCACGGCGGCTGATGGGCTGACTGAGGCTACGCGGCGGCAGACGGTGCGTGGGGTGAAGCGCGACAGGTTGGAGTTGGTCATTGCGTTGACGGCCACGACGGCGGCCATCGACCTGGGGGACACGATCAAGCTGGAGCACTCGCGGTACGGGCTGACGGCGGGCAAGAACTTCCTGGTGCTTGGGATCATGACGGACGCGGCGAACGAGTCAGTTACGCTGACGTGTTGGGGGTGAGAGCGCGATGAGCAACTGCATGTTCAGCTACCCGAACTTCCTCGACGGTGCGACGCTGTCGAACGGGTCCTACGTTGCCACGTTGCCGCTCAACAACCTGAAGACGCGGTACCTCGACCAGGTGGCGCGCTCGACGGACGCGACGGTGGGGTCCACGAAGTTCGACGCCGACCTGCTGACCGGCTATCCCATCCGGGTGGTGGCCGTGCTGAAGCACTCCATGACGCTGGCTGCGCTGATCCGGGTGCGCGTCTCGACGGTGAGCAACTTCGCCACCACCACCTACGATTCCGGGTGGCTGACGGCATACCCGCTGATCTATCCCGACGGCGTACTGCTCTTTGGTGCGCCCGGGTTCTGGGACGGCAAGTTGGCGGAGACGGATCGGCTGGCCGGTTATCGGCAGGACTACATCCTTGTGGTGCCCGCGGATACGCTGGGGCGGTACGTGCGTGTGGAGATCGACGACACGACCAACGCGGCAGGGTACGTGGACATGGGGCGCGCGTGGGTCGGTTCAGGGTATCCGCCTACCGTCAACTTCAGCACCGGCCTGACGCTGGGCTGGATGACCGGCACGGTGGTGAGCGAGATGCCAGGAGGGCGACGGTTCTTCCTGACGCGGCCCGAGCGGCGCGCGCTCAACTTCCGGCTGGAGGTGGTGCCGGCGGACGAGGCGCTCGTGTACCTGTTCGAGATCACGCGCCGCCACGGGCTCGACGAGCAGTTCTTCTTCCTCTACAACCCGGCGGACACCTACCACCTGCACCGGCGCTCGTTCCCGGCCACGTTGCGCGAGTTGTCGGCGCTCGAGGAGCCGTATTGGGCGTGGATGGGGCAGGCATACTCTTTGACCGAGGACTTCTGACCATGGTGCTCAACGGGCACACCTACACCGCCGCCATGTTCATCGGCACGGACGGGCGTGGGTACAACGACATCAACGCGGACACGGGGCTGCGCAATTTCCCCGACTCGATCTTCACGGACCTGCTGGCGGAGATCGCCGCGACGCTGGTAGCCTACGACATCACGGGCTTCTTCCCGGGCCGACCGATGGGCTCTGAGGTGGTGCTGAAGTTCGTGGCGGTGCGGGCGCTCACGTTGGCCGACGACTTCGCGGGCTCGGAGGCCAAGGCGCTGACGGCTGCCACGGGGGCGGCCGTGTTCACGGTCAACCTCAACGGCGCCCCGGTGGGCACGATCACGTTCGCGCTGGGTGCCACTACGGCCACGTTCGTGACAACAGGCGCGGCGGTAGCGCTGGTGGCCGGCGACTGGCTGACGGTGGTGGCCCCGGCGGTGACGGACGCCACGCTGGACGACATCGCAATCACGTTCAAGGCATAGACCCATGCTGACCTCACTCCGCAGCCCCTGGCACCCGCACCGCAAGACGCGGATGACGCTACCCTACGACGCCGACATCATCCGCCACTACATCCCCGTAGAGACGGCTGACGGTGACCTGGCCGAGAGCCGTGCGCTCGGCGTGGACGGCATCCTGGGTTCCGGCGTCGGCGCGGACGCGGCCGACCCGACGTGGACCGCGTGGCCCCGGGCGCTGACGTTCGGCGGGGACGACCGGGTGGAGATCGCCGACGCGCCCGTCAGCCTGGCGGCGCCGTTCACCGTGATGGCCGCGGTGAAGATCCACGACGGCTCGGACGTGTTCGATGCGCGCTCGCTGGCTGGGGTAACGAATCTTGCAGCCGAATATGGCGTGCAGGTGGACGTGGGCTGCAACCTTCGGTGGGCAGTGCCGGCCACGTTCCCACCGAACAACTGGACTATGTCGGCGTGGTTCATCCCCGATTGGGACTACGACGACGGGCACCAGCATTGCCTGCTCGACCTGTACCTTGGGGTGGGCTCCCGCGTCATGTTCACCAAGAACGCAGGTACGCAACTGACCTGCTACCTCGTGAACGGGGTGGACACCTACGCGGTGGCGCTGGTCGTGCCGTTCGTGGCTGGTACTCCGACCTTCTGGGGCGTGCGTTTCTGCGGTGGAGTGCTGACGGCCTACGCCGACACGAACGGCGATACGGTGCTGGAGACGGACGTGGAGATGATCCCGGACCCGCTGACCGCCGGCAGCTACTCGGCTCAGGTCGGGGCGCAGTACGGGTCCTCGGTCCATGTTGAGGGCGCGGTCAATCTCCTCATCACCGACAACGGCGGCTCCGCGAACCCAATCACCGACCGCTTCAACGCCGGGGCCGGAATGGCACTGGCCGGTGACGACGGCTGGATGGCGCGGCACGGCAAGAACCTCGTGCTGCACGTCGGGGGCAACGCGGCGGGCACGGCGATCCAGGCGGAGACGTACAGCGCGGCAACCGACATGCTGGCGGGCACGGCCACGGGGCGCGTGGACATCTCGTCGGGCAACTACCTGACGACGGCGGACCCAGGGGCAGGGGCCGATGGACTCACGGCAGCCTCCTGGGGCATCGCGTGGGAGTCGGACGAGGTGGCCGTGAGTCCAGTCATCGTCGGAAGATGGGATACTGCCGACAATCAGTTCTTGGTAGCACGGGTCACCGCGACCGGAATCCGCGTCTATGTGTCCGACGCCGGGAACGACGCGGCGAACTACGTCATATTTGCGGTGCCGCAGTCCGCCGGAGCGCGGTACAAGGGCATCGTTACCTACAACGCCGGCACGCTCGCACTTTACTACGCCACCTACGATTCCGTCACGGGGCGGTACGGTGCCGTGGCCACGGCCGCACCCACCGTCACGGGGGTCATTCCCGTGGCACTTCGAGGGTCGGCCCTTGGATATACGGTGGGGGCAGCAATTGGTTCTGTCACCTTCGACGGCAAGCTCGACGACATCCGCATCTGGAACGGCAAGGCTCTGACCGCCGCCGAGGCCGCAGCCGACCTCATCAACGAGCCCAACCCCGCGGGCCTCACCTACTGGTGGCCCTTCGACGGGAACGGAACGGAGATGATCGCGGGCCTCACGGCGACCTGGACCGGGACCCCTGCCTACGTGGACGACGGGCGCCACGGCAAAGGTGCCTTCGAGCGGTGGACGCGGAACGGTGCGCGGTACTTCGACGGCGTGAACGACACCGTTTCGTTCGGCGAGGTCAAGGCGCTCAATGGTGCCGTGGCCTTCGCCAAGGTGGTGTATTTCAAGACGAGCACGATGGCCCCAGCGGCGGCTCAGGTCATTGAGGCGCGTTGGGACGTGGCCGACGACTCGAAGAAGCAGTACCAGATCAGCATCGGAGCCACCGCAAAGCTGACGGTCACGCTGTGGGACGGGGCCGCTGCCGCCATAGCAGAATACGCAACGGCGCTGGCGAGCGATACGTGGTACATGGCGTGGGTCCTGTTCGACGGAGCGGGCGCGGCTGATGCGGATCGGCTGAAGGTCGGGCTGGCATCACTCGAAGAGGAAAGTGGACGGCTGATTACGCCCGCAGAGGTGACGCTGGCGTTCTCGGGTTCTGCCATCCCTGCCTACGTGTGGACGCCCGTGGGCGCGACGAACATGACGGCGGGCTCGAACAACGACGCGGCAGGCTACTTCAAGGGCCTGATCGACGACACGCGCCTGTGGGTGTCCAACGTCCCCACCATCGCGCAGCTCAACGCCTGCTTGCCCACCGATGAACGCGATTGGGGCACGCAGAGCGGAGCACCCTACCCCGACCACTGGTGGACGCTGTCGGAGTCGGCTGGCGGGGCGACGACCTACGACCGCCAGTACAACGACACCGACTGCCCGACGACGAAGATCATCAGGCCGACGTTCGCGAGGGCGGACACGGGCACGCAGATCTACGCGGACCAGGTAGTGCGCGCGGCGGCGAGCGGTGAGCTGCGGAACAAGCACTTCATGCGGGCCAACGACAGCGCGGACTACCTCGTGACGCTGTTGGAGCGGGCCTACACGAACAAGATGACGGCAGCGCTGGCGGATTGGACGCCGACCAATATCGTCATTACGAGCGTGGCTGAGGCTGATCCGGGCGGCGGCACGACGGCGGCCCTACTCACGGCTGACATCGGGAACGCCGTACACGAGATCAGCTTCGCCTCGGACACGGCCATTGGTCCGCTGTCGGGCGAGGTGTGGCTGAAGCCCGGGACGCACGACTACGCGGCGCTCTCCTACTACAACGCGACAGACGGAGTGGTCAACCGAGCGGCGATCAACCTGACGACCGGAGCGCTGCTGGCGTCTGAGGGGTTGGCCGGGTACACGCGCAAGATCGGCGTGGTGCGGGCCGACGATTGGATCAGGCTCCGGCTGTTCGGCTCCTCGCAGGTGACGGTGGACTCGCTGGTCTACGTGAACCTGTGCGACGCCACGGGCACGGCCTCCTGGGATGCCGCAGGCACGGAGACGATCTACGTGTGGCGGCCCACGCTGTACGAGGAGCTGGTCCCACCGGAGTCCGTGCTAGCCGCGAGCGAGGCCACGACGGCGGACAGCCTGACGACGCCGCTCAGCCTGACGACGCCACAGGAAGCGACGCACCTCTATGAGGGCGTGGTATGTGACCTGGCGAATCAGGGCACGGCCAGGACGTTCGCCAACCTCGGGAACGGGGACGGCGCGACGGCAGGCATCCGGCTCTACCACGAGGCCGCTGCGGCCCGTCTGGTGATCGCCTATCACAACGGCGTCTCTGAGGTAACGGGATACTGGACCGTCACCTTGGCGCTGGTTGACCAGATCGCGGTGCGCTTCCATCAGGCGGCGAGCGGCGCGATAGACTCTGTGGGCTTGAGTGTCAACGGGGCCGCCGAGGACACGACGCTTGACGGTGCGTTCGCGGCTACGCTCGCACTCCCGGTGGCTTGGAACGCAAACGTGGTCGCCTTCGCGGGCGCCAACGCCACGGCCAACTCTGGGTGCAGCTCGTGGAAGTCGGCGAGCGGCGCAGAGAAGTCCCTCGCCACGATGCGGGCCATGGCCCAGCCCGACATCGCGCACTACCACCCCGGCATGCAGCTCGCGGACGTGGACGGTACGGTGACGGGCGCGCTGCAATGGTACGACGGGCGCATCCCCGCAGACCTGACGCTGAGCGACGTGGAGCGGATCGGGCGCGGGCGCTACCTGGCGCGCAAGACGTTCTCGCGGGCGGGCGTGGCGAGGTACTACGACGGGGTGGACTACCTGACGCGCACGGCCCCGGCGGGGCACCTGCGGGACAACCACTCGTGGACGGCGAACGACGGGGTGACGTACCGGACGACGCTGCTCGGAAGGGCGTACATCAACCTCGTCACGAGTGACGATCTGGCGGCGTGGACCGAGGAGGGGACCTGCGGCGTCACCGCCGGGCAGGGCGACCCTCTCGGTGGTACGGGGGCCTACCTGCTGACGGGTTCGGTGCTGGGCGCGGATGCGAGATCTCGAATTATCGGCTTCACGGGTGACGCGACTAAGGCGCTGAGTTTCTACATCCGGGCAGGAACCGCTCCGGTGAGTGCACTCAGGCTCTATGACGCCAACACACCCGCGTGGCGGCACGACGTTACCGTGACGTGGACCGCCGGGGTGCCGGTGCTGTCCACAGCCGTCGGTGCAGGCGTACTGTTTTCTGTGCAGCCCGCCGGGCGTGGCTACTACCAGGTCGCGTTCAACGCCGCGGGCGTTCTGGGAGCCAACGCGAACTTTGTTTTCGTCTGTCCGGGCGTCGGGACGATGTACCTCTACCGGGCCAACGCCTTCAACGACGCCATCCCTCCGCAGGACATCCTCGACGCCAGCGAGGTGAGGGCAGCCGACTCGTTCGTGGACGCTTACTCCGCGCTCCCGCAGGCGGCGACGTACCTCGTGGAGGGGATCGTCGGCGATCTGCCGAACCAGGGCACTGCCCGGACGTTCTGGAACCTTGGAAACGGCGCGGGAGCAACGGCGGCCATTCGCCTCTACTATGAGGCCGCCGCCGCTCGGCTGGTGATCGCTTACCACAACGGCGTGAGTGAGGTCACGGGCTATTGGACGGTCGCGCTGGCACTGTCGGATCGGTACTCGGTGCGGTTCCACCAAGCCGCCAGTGGCGCCATCGACGCGGTGGGCCTGAGCGTCAACGGGACCGCCGAGGACACAACCCTTGACGGTGCATTCGGCGGAACGCTCGCCCTGCCGGTGGCATGGGCCTCGGCGCAGGTCGCCTACGCGGGCACCAACGCAACGGCCAACTCCGCCCATACCAAGTGCGTCTCCTCTTCCGGTGCCGAGAAGTCGCTCGCCACGATGCAGGCGCTCTTGGAGACCGACGCGAGCTGCCTCTACATGTACGTCCCGGGGCAGTACACCGACCGGGGCACGTACTCCATGTGGATGCAGAGCCTCACCGAGAGCAGCGCATACGCCAGCCCGGCGGCTGTGGGCACGACCGAGGGGCTGTGGCAGATGTTCCGCACCCGGCTGCGCGAGTTGTATGCGGCGGCGGCCGTCTACACGACTGCTGGCGGGAACTATATGCAGAGCCCCCTGCCTGGGGTTGCGCTCTCCATGAACGCTTATGGGGTGCGGGAGACGAGCAGCTCGAACCGCACGATGCGTCCGTGGTGCGTGAACCCCGGCTTCGGCTATTGGGACGACCTGACGTGGTATCAGATTCCGCTGGCCGCGCCGAGCGTAGCGAACCGGGGCGTGCCGACGCGGGTGATCTGGAGCGCCTCGGTGCCGGGTGCGATCGAGCCCTACATCTACCTGGCGCTGACCACGGACGAGAAGTTCAAGGCGGGAGTGCGGAACGACGCCGGGACGGTCTACTCAAGCGGCAACAATACCGCCCCAGGCATCGGCTACCGCTCGGTGGCGATCACGTGGGACATGACCACGCTCACGGTCTACGTGGACGGTGCGGCGGAGGGCACAACTGGCGCCCCCGCAGGCACGACGACGCTGACGGAGCAGACGCTGGGCGCGATCCGGCTGGCGATCACGGGCCACGGCCACGATGACGACATCGGCGACGTGATCGAGTGGGCTAGGGCGCTCGACCCGGCTGACGTGGTACTGGCCCACGCGCAACTGAAGCGGCTGTATCCGCTGCTGGTCTAAGGAGGAAACGTGAGACTCTACATCGTGGGACCGGCGGCGGTAGCGGCAGCCTACCAGGGGCAGACGCTCGTGGGCGTGCGGGTGGAGGTGCTGTACGAGGCCGAGGGCGTGAAGGACCGGCGCGGACTGCTCGGCCACGAGTTCACGGAGGAAGGCAGGGCCGAGACGGTGGCCTTGCTGACGGCTGCGGGCCACATTGGGCTCGTAACGTTCGAGGAGCGCATCCCGCAGGACTGGCGGTACGCGAAGCTCATCTGAGGAGGGCATCATGATCCTATACCATGTGAAGCTGAAGGGCCGGGTGCTCTTGATGGTCACCGACCTGACCACGGCCCAGAAGCTGACGGAGCTGCTCAACAACGGCACCCTCTACGGGGTGGAGGGCGACCCGGCAGCGTACGAGGCTGCTCGGGGGATCAGACTGCCCGTCGAGCCGGCGGTGGCCTCGATCTACGTGGAGCAGACGGGCCCTGGCTGCCCTGTGGGGCAGTTGGGAGAGGTTGGCGAGGTGGGCACCCCCGGGACCACGGGTGTGATGGGACCCGGACCCTGTGATCCAGGGGCAAGCGGCCCTGCGGGCTCGTTCAGTCAGTTGGGCGAGAAGGGTCCTTCGGGACCCAAGGCAGGTGAGGGATCGAGCGGGCATACGGGTGGTCGCACGACGCGGCGGCCCCACCTGAAGCCTCCTACCGAGTGACCCGACCATGCTGCGCGTCTTCAACCTGCCCATCCCGATCTTCGGAGTCTGAGCCATGGTGCCCGAACGGAGAAAGCCAATGACACCGCCAGATAGGGAGGTTCCGCCCGCCGTGGTCCAGGTGGTGGTGGAATGGCGTGCGCTCTTGCAGGAGATCCGCACATACTACTGCCTCGACCGTCGAGGGAAGGATGCTTCCAATGGGCGAGTCAGAGCGTGAACGGATCACCCGCCTGCACGCCGGAGACCTGGATCCCATCGCGGAACTGCTGCGAGAGGTAAGGGCAGAGGCGAAGACGACTCGGGAACTTCTGGAGGCCACCAAGAAGGGCGGCAGCGGTAACGGTAACGGCAAGCGCCTGTGGGGCGGCGCGATGAAGGTGCTGTGCACGCTGGTAGCTGCCGCGATCATCGGCGGCTTCGTCTGGACGCGCAGGATTGATGACAGGACATCGAGGCTGGAACAGATCATGCCATCGACCACAACCGTGAACACGATCATCGGCAATCAGCTCGTGATCTTGCAACGCCTCCAGGAGCTGGAGAGGTGGCGCTACACTGTGGAGAGTCGTCTACCATGAACCGCTGGCTCGCCTCCGTAGTGCTGTCGAGGTTCCTCAGATAAGGAGTTGCACCATGATCCAGATCACCGTCATCGCTGGCGCTGCTGTCATTGTGGGCGTGCTGGTGGAGCTGGTGAACGCGCACGTCCTTGAGGACAAGCGGGACCAGAGGCTTCTCCGCGTCGTAGCAATCGGCGTGTTCGTGATCCTTCTTTTGGCGACTCTCCTGTGAACAGATGGCTCGCCTCCCGGTGGTTGGTGCTGTCCATCTTGGCGATGGGGGCAGGCTTCTACTTGGCCGTGACGAAGGACTCCGTCGAGGCGATCAAGGTGTTCGGCGAAATCTGCATGGTCGCGTTGGGAGGCGGGCACCTGACCAACGCACTACGCGACAATCGGGGTGAAGCCCGCAACCCTGGGCTGGAGGACAACCCATGAAGCTATTCGTAGAACGGATGGGGCTCGGGCGGAAGAGCACGCTGGGCCGGGTGTACCTCAACGGCGAGCCGGTGTGCTGGACGCTGGAGGACGCCCGGCGCCACATGAAGGTGCCCGGGGAGACGTGCATCCCGGCGGGCACGTACATGGTGACGCTGCGCACCGAGGGCGGGTTCCACCAGCGCTACTCCAAGCGGTTCGGCGAGTGGCATCGCGGCATGCTCTGGATCCGCGACGTGCCGGGCTTCGAGTACATCCTGATCCACTGCGGAAACACGCGCATGGACACGGAGGGCTGCGTGCTGGTGGGCGAGACTCCGCAGATGAGCGGCGGGGAGGAGTTCACCGTCCAGCGCTCGGTGCCCGCCTACGAGCGGCTGTATCCGCTGGTCGTGTACGCGGCGGAGCGCAAGGAACTGAGCATCACCCTTTCTGACCGGGAGCCCGCATGACAACCGAGGCGAGGATCAGTCTGGCCGGGTTCTGGCTCTGGCCGTGGGCGCTGTGGCACCTGGCGTGGCTGGCCGGGATGTTCGTGGTGCCACCCGTCATGGGCGGGGCCTTCACGCTCACGTGGTACACATGGCTGTACGCCGCTTTCCTGCCGCTGGAGATCGCCGGGGTGATCGACCTGCGCGACGACAAGGACCCACGCCGGGCGAAGACACTGTCGCAATGGCGGCGGTACGTGGCCGAGCAGGCGAGGCCCGGCACGAAGGGCGTGCTATCGTGGAAGGGCCTGGCCGGTGGGTCGGGCATCTTCGATGGCGTGGTGGTAGGGCTGATCCTGCGCCACAACTTCGCGGACGTTTTCGGCCCCTCCCCAGCCCTGGCCCTCGGTGTGATCGCTGGGGCGACGGTGGCCGCGTGGCTGGTGCCGCACTTCGGCTGGAGCGAGAAGACATGGTGAAGGCAACGAGATGAAACGCGTCCCGGTACGTTTGCGGCCCGGTCAACTGGTCATCGTTGAGTGGATGGACGCGGCCGGGGACAGCATCGAGAAGGGCGCGCACCTCCCACCTGTACGGGTGCGTACGGTCGGCTGGGTCTGGGAGAGGACGGCCCGGGCGCTCACGATCCACTCCGAGATATTTCTTAGCGGACACGTCGAGGGTGACGCGCGGGATGGCACCACGATCATGGCTGCCATGCTACGCAAGGTGCGGGTCCTGTGTAAGGACGGTACCACCTAACAAGGGGGAACGCGACTATGTCGAAGCCTGGAGCAGGAAACACGGCGGAACCGCAGCCGGTGAAGTCTCTGGTAGATTTCATGCAAGACAGGCGGAGGGCGGAGTGCCCTGTGTGCCATCTGGCGGAAGACATCAGGGACCAGTTGCGGCGGGCCACGGATCGGAAGGTCAAGCGCGCTGATCAACTTGAGTGGTTGATCACGGTGGTGGGCGCGACCGTCACCAATGCGGACCTGGACGCGCATTACTCGGGGAGGCACTAGCCATGAACGGAGACGCGAAGTCACTGGACGCCTTCGTGGCGGAGCAGGGTGAAGCCAGATTTTCGGAGAACCAGGAGATCGCAAGAGACAACCGCACGCTGCGCGTCACGCTCCATGCCCGCGAGGAGGAGTTGACGGAGGTACGTCGGCGCCTGGGGGTATTCGAGGCGCTGGATGCCGCAGCCCTGTCTCCCCCGAAGTGGCTGGTTCCGCCCAAGCGCAAGCGTGGGGCCCACAAGGTCATCCCGAGCATGATCTTGACCGACGTGCATTGGGGCGAGCGCGTGCGGCCCGAGGAGATCGGCGGGGTCAACTGCTACGATACGAAGATCGCGGAGCAGCGCATCCACCGGGCGGGCGATGGCGCGATCAAGCTGGCGCGCGACTACCTGACCGGCGTGGAGTACGATGGCTTCAACCTCATGCTCGGCGGCGACTTGCTCGGCGGCGAAATCCACGACGAACTCCGGGAGACGAACACGGAGTATGTGACGGAGAGCGTGATAGGCGTGCTCGATCCGGTCATCGCACTGATCCGCCTGCTCGCCGACTACTTCGGGAAGATCCATGTCGGTGCGGTGGTGGGCAACCACGGGCGCACGACGAAGAAGCCGAGGGCCAAGGGCAAGGCGCGGGACAGCTTCGATGGCCTGGTCTACCAGCTGGTCGCCCGAGAACTACGGGACGATGCGCGCGTGACGATGCAGGTTGCCACGGGGGCGGACCTGCATTTCCCGGTCTACGGGACGCGGTACTGCCTGACGCACGGGGACCAGTTCCACGGGGGCTCTGGTATCTCAGGCTTCCTCACCCCGCTCATGCTGGGCTCGCACAGGAAGCGTGGTAGGGACACCGCGACCGCGCAGCCGTGGGACGTGCTGGTCATGGGACACTTCCACCAAAGCTACTTCCTGCACGGGCTGATCGTGGGCGGTAGCACAATCGGGTACAACGAGTTCGCCTACGCCTGCAACCTGCCCTTCGAAGAGCCGGTGGCATCGTTGTGGCTCAACAGTCCCGAGCACGGTATCAGTACGTATGCCCCGGTGTTCTTGCTCGACCGGAAGGCGGAGGGTTGGTAACCGCATGAAGATCACGGTCCCCTGGTGGGTGCTGGTGGCGTGCGCGGTGGGCGGGTTCCTGGCCGGCGCCTTCGTGGCAGACTCGCGCAACGCCAAGCAGCGCGGGCGGGCCGAGGAGGCCGAGCGTGTGGCGAACGATCTCCGCATAGCGGTACGATTGGACTCGGCGGTGATAGCCGAGATGCGGATGACCTACCTGGCCGAGCGGGTGGCCAGCATGGCGCAGACTGCGGCGCTGACTGCCACTGAGGGCCGGTTGGCAGCCGAGGCCCAAGCCCGACGCGCGGAGCGGGTGGTGCTGACGGCTCGGTCCGATTCCCTGGAACGGCTGCTCGCCGACACCGCCACGGTGGTGCCGCGCCAGACCTACGAGGCGGCCCGTGGAGCCCTGGCAGCGGCGATCCGGGAGGTAGGGGCGGCCACGGCCCTCCTCGCGCCCCTGAAGGCCGAGCGTGACTCGTGGCGGGGGTTGTGGGCCCAGGCCGACAGCGGATGGACGGCGAGCACGGCGCAGGTGGCCAGGCTGAACGAGGCCCTGGCCGCCCAGGTCCGGGCGACGGACGCATGGCGAAGGGCGGCGAAGCCCACACTGGGGATGAAGGTGCTGCGGGCCCTGCCGCCGGCGGCGATCGGCGGCGTGCTGTGCTACGCGTTCTGTCCCAGGCCGTAGGCAGGGGACTTTACGCGCCGGGGAGAAACCCTTAACGTATAGGTGCCAACCCTGGGCCACGGCTCAGAGTGCTTCTTAATCCGTCAGATTTAGAAGACTTTGGTGTAGGCCCCTGTATCATGTCCCGGCCCTGCCGGGGAGGCCCCTGACGGAGCCTGGAGCGCATGGTTCGGGGGCCTTCGCTTTGCCCATGACCCGAGTTCTGACACCGTTATCGGGGGAACCCCGCCCAGGGGACCGCATCCAACGGGATGACGTAAGGAACGGCGCCTCACCAAATCCACGCAACGCTGCCGAGCGACGTGGTCCGTCGTTGACGCCGGTTTTTCCTTTACAGGGGGCCGCCGTAGAGCCTCCCAGCCGACCGGGAGGTCATGCTTAGGCGGGCTTGTCCATGCCCGGGAGCTGGCAGCGACCAGTGGCGGCCGGGACGACGCCTCCTTCTCGGCAATCTACAGTCAGCGGCGTTGTTGGTCCATCACGACGGTTAAACGGTATCCGCATGCCCAGAAGAAGGAAAAGAAAAACGTGGCGCGCGAACGACTTTCGCGATGATCCTTTACATTCGAGCAGGCGCAACGTATCATGAAGGCTCATGCAGGAAACGCCGCACCAAGGGGCAACGATGAACGCGAGAAGTTCAACCCGATTCGCCAGGCCAGCGGGCGCCGATTATCGGCAGCCGACGACCGACGCATCGTGCGTCATCACACCGATGCGGTGGCCCCGCAACCCGAACGCCGGGCGGCATGAAGCGCGAGCCGAGCGACTGACGGGTAAGCGGGGCGACCGAGGGGGCGGGATCTGAGAGGACCCGCACCAGGAAGCGCGAACGAAGCGCCCCGCCCCCGGAAGCAGCAGGAGGCGGGGCGCTTGACGTTTGAGGGGCCGTTGATTGACAGCTCAGGTCTTGAGGGAAGAAGGGGACGGGCCGCCGGCCAGGGGTGAGACCGCGGCGGCCCGACCCCGCAACGCCTCCATCGTCTAATCGGAACAGGATTTCACCCTCTCAAGGTGAGGACAGCGGTTCGAATCCGCTTGGAGGTATCGCACGGCCCCCATCGTCTAACGGCAGGACAGCAGTCTTTCAAGCTGCGGGACGAGGGTTCAACTCCCCGTGGGGGCGTACAAGGTCGGGTAGCTCAGCCCGGTAGAGCGGCGGCCCGAAGAGCCGCGCGTCGGCGGTCCGATTCCGTCCCCGACCACTTCATGGGCCCGTAGCTCAGTTAGGTAGAGCGCTCGCCTCCAGAGCGAGATGTCGAGGGTTCGATTCCTTCCGGTCCCGTTTGCCCCGATAGCTCAGCGGACAGAGTGCTGGCCCCCGAAGCCAGAAGCCGCGCGTTCGAGTCGCGCTCGGGGCACTCTTGACTGGACGTGGCGCAGCCCGGTAGCGCACCGCCTTGGGGTGGCGGGGGTCGCGGGTCCGAATCCCGCCGTCCAGACTTGCTGCGGTAGCTCAGCAGGCAGAGCGTCGCCATGGTAAGGCGAAGGTCGCGGGTTCGATTCCCGCCCGTAGCTTACATGCACCGGCTGATCATGTGGCGAGAACAACGCGCTGTAAACGCGCCGCTTCGGCTGTGGAGGTTCGACTCCTTCCCGGTGCATTTGGATCGGTAGTTCAGCGGCAGAACTCTTGACTGTTAATCAAGCATGCGTGGGTTCGAGTCCCACCCGATCCGTACCGTGTGCGAGTAGCTCAATCGGCAGAGCGTCAGCCTTCCAAGCTGAAGGTCGCGGGTTCGATGCCCGTCTCGCACTTCAATCCCCCGCGTGGCATTGGAAGACCACAGCCTCGCCAGTATCCCGGGTTGACACTCCGGGGCGCCAGGGTTCAACACCTCGGGCGGGGGGCCAGCTCCCATAGGGTCGTAGCTCAGATGGCTAGAGCGCCGGACTGTCACTCCGGAGGTCGCGGGTTCAAGTCCCGTCGATCCTGCTTAGCACTGCCGGGTGAAGGTGGGGGTGGTGTCCCGCCCTGACCGGCCTCAATGGCGGAAAAGGCTGAGGCCGCCCTGCCCCGCCCCCCTGCCCTCGGCGTAACGTCGCTCACCGGCGACGGCCGAGCGGC